TACGAATTCTTTACAGACCACGGTGACCAGTCAACTCCAGCATCTCAACAGAACGGTTGGAATGTGCTACATTTAATGGACTCTCAATCTGCTCAAGCTACAATATCTCCTCACTCTTCTTTCAAACATAGATATGATTATGCATTGAATCTTGTACCAAGAACAGCGGCTAGTCCTATGGCAATGCCATCATTTCAATATGCTGTTCAGAGAGATAATTTCGCAGATTTTGGTAATATAAAAAATTATCACAATCAAAGGCTATCAAGAATATACAAAAAGGAAAAGTTTTATTATTTCTCTCCAAAAAATAATATGAATAATAGTGGAAGTACAGGAGGCAATCCAACATCTGCTGTTAGTATGAGTGGATGGTCTCCAGCTGAGTTAGCAAATGGATGGTATAGGTCAGGTCTTAGACCTGTAAGTAGAAGTTATGAGGCTGCAGAAGTAAATGATTATAAACCTGCAGGATTTAGAAAACTATTCTATGAAGGCTGTAAACTTGTAGGTTCAGATTTTAATATGCCTGTACTTGAAACAGTAGACGGAGGTCCTGTTGTAGAAGTTACTGATACAAATCCTAATGCTATAATAATATCTGATAGAAATTCTAGAGATGGTGACTTAAGAGCGACTGGACAAACAATGCAGAGAAGTGTATAAAAATAAATTAAATGTATATTTATATTAAAGAAATATAATAGAGGAAATAAAATGGGATATTTAGATAAAACAACAATTACTGTCGATGCTATTCTTACCAAAAAAGGTAGAGAATTATTAGCAAAAGGCTCTGAGCACTTTAATATAACTCAGTTCGCATTAGCAGATGATGAAATTGATTATTCACTTTGGGATGTTAATCACCAACTAGGTTCTAATTATTATGGACAAGCTATTGAAGCTATGCCTATAGTAGAAGCCGTACCTAATGAAAATTACGTTATGAAACATAAATTAGTTACGCTTCCTAAAAATATTTCTAGAATGCCTAGCGTTACTGTAGGTGTTACGTCTATTGTATTAACGCATGGTGGTGATAAAGCACCTATAACTCCTAATACAGCTAACTTTGCTAACGGTAATGCGACTTATGGTTATACAGCAATTCTTGCAGACTCAGATGCATGTTATCTTAATGTAGCGTCAGGTGGAAGAATCAATACAAGATATAATCCAACAGTTGCTGACTTTATAGGAGATACTGGAAATTCTGTATCAGTTACAGGTACAAGATTTGAAATTGTAGCAAAAGCTCAACCAGTAGAAGACAAGCAGACGACACTAACAATAATTGGAAATGAAACTGGTGGATATGTAACGATAAACATTACAGTTAAGAAAGAATCTACAGCTACAAACTTAGTTGAAGATTATTACTACGAAAAATAATATAGGGAATAGCAAATGGCAACAAGATTTAATAGAGATAATGCACTATCAAGAAATTATTCTACAAGAGTAGGACAAAGAGACAGACGACTTACATCTCCTGTTAGACGTTCGGTTACTCCTCTATATACAGCGTTTGAAAATGGTGATGTTATCGAAAATGCACAGGCAGATACTATTACGGCTGCAATGTGGTCAAATAATGATGGTGAGTTAAAATTAGTAGATACAGAGTTATATACATCATCTGTACAGAAAGCCGCGTCAGGACTTTACTACGCAGAAATATATAGAGATGAACCTCAATTAACTGCTTCAGCTGAACCTCAATTCGCTGTAGCTTATGGTAATTCAAATGGTTCGGGTTCTGCACCAATTTCTGAATACGCATCTGAAGGTATGACGCCAACTAAAACTGTATATCAACAATATAGAAATTTATTACTTGCACCTGGAGATGAACACTTTACAATAACATCAGCTGGTACAACGTTTAACGAAACAGGTTCGTTTTTCATCAATGTTAATAGACAAAGATATAAAGAAAGAGTTGACCCTGGTAATTGGGAATTAACAATTTCTTCTTCAACATTTGGCTTTCCTGGTCAAGCAAACCGCGGAGGTTTATATACATTAACAGATGACAGCGCAGTTAACAGTGCGACATTAGGAGATGCAGGAGCTTTATATAAGGTAATTACTGGCTCATTAGGAACAACAGATGCGTCAGCTACTCAATATGGATGGTTTTATCCAGATATGGGAGTAATAATGCTTTCACCAAGAGCATTTGATTATTCAGGTTCTCATGAAGTTAATTATTGCTGGTGTCCTGGTACAACAGATTTAGATGTAGGTTCTGCTAATGTAAATCATGTTGTTAATGATATGGTAGGATTTTTTACAAGTTCGGTGCACGTAGGTTCAGGAAACTCTGCAACATCTGCATCATTCCAAGCAAGGTCGGCTGAAAAGGTATATGCTACTCACTATTTCATAAGACTTAAAAACGCTGAATATAACTTTAGTAATAACCCATCGTTCACCAGTGGTTCTCAAGGAGCATTTGCTCACCCATCAATGTATAGAGACCCTAAGGTTTATATAACAACTGTTGGCTTATACAATGACAGAAACGAATTACTGGCTATAGCAAAGTTAAGTAAACCGTTATTGAAATCATTTACAAGAGAGGCATTGATACGAGTTAAATTAGAATTCTAAAAATAGGGATATAAAATGTCTGGAACTTATAAAAAATTCCGAAGTGAAGATATAACTATTACCCCTTTTGATGCTCACAAAGATTATCTAGTATATGTTTCTAATTTTACAGGTAGTTATTTTGAACCTTATTATGAACAATCTAGAATATTTAACCACCCACTTACTTCGTCAGCTGCATTACAAGAGCGTATAGTATCTTTAAGTGTTTTTGCTTATGACACTATTCATGACGAGTCAGATTTTATGCCAAAAGTTTTAGGTAAATATGGCGCTGTATTGTCAGAGTCCATACATCCAACTACTACTAATGGTTTTTACATGAGAGCCATGCATGATTCTCTTCAAGGAATGTATTATACAAATCCAGATGACCCATGTTATACATTAGATAATAGTGGATATGAAAAAGAATTTAGAGTATTAAATAGTAAAGCACAGTTACTTTCTATACCTCAAAGAATATTCGGTCAAAGTATTAAAAAAGGCAGCGTGCTTATACAATCAGGTAGTGGAGCAAACAGAATTACGTTAAGAGACGATGGCTTTGGAAATCTTTATGACGAAAATGTATCCGGTTCAGCAGCAAGTGGCTCCCTTGTTACAAGTCAATCTTTAAGCTATGTTTCAACAAGTGTACTTTCATTTAACTTTAATGACATGCACAACGACAATGAAAAGAAAATAGCAGCTGCAATAAGTATAAATAATCTAAATACATATACACAAGAAAAAGGTGATAGATTCAATATTAAAAACAGGACAAGGTTTTTTGAACGTTCTCGATATGCTAATAATGTAGAGGCTTATAATATAACACCGAAAACAAGTAGTGTAGAAGGTACATTCATATATCTTGATGGGTTGACGCCTTATGCAAATTCTCAATCAGGTTATATAAACACACCATTTGCATCTGAATCTAGGCAATATCCTGAAAGTCATAGTATGATGAGGATACGCCATCAACGACAGTTTGATTTGAGGCAGGAAGATGATTATTCAATATCGCTTAGAGTATCTTGTTCTGCAGACCAGCCAGCATCGTCATCAATAAACCACGATGGGCCTTATAATTTTATATTGTCTAAACTTAATGATTATAGGCGAGGAGGCTTTCCTTTTTCAATAAGATACTGTAATGAAAACGCAGATAATTCAACAGGTGTAAACAATTCAGGTATACGAGGTGGAATACAAGCTGCAATAAGTGATGGCCGTACAACAGTTAGAGCTAATTCAACAGCATCAGTAGCTGGAGCTTTTCACGATGTAGTTGCTGTAAAAACAGGTAGTAAATTTCAGCTTTGGGTAAACGCGGAGTTAAATGTAGAAGTAGATGTACCTAAAGGCAATATTCATAACAATGATGAGATAGTTGTAGGTGCTCGAACAATCTGGGAAGGAAAATATAAAAAGAGAGCGAACAAATCTAATTTATATGCAAGGCAGACAAGGCCTATGTCGCAATATTTTAGAAACTTTCAAGGAGGTATAAGTAATATCAATATGTTTGATAGAGCTTTAACACCTGCTGAAATTGCTTATGGCTATGTAACAAAAGGTGAATATACAAATTTAGTTGGAAACGTATTTTATAATCACGGCTTAATTACTTTAACTTCTTTAAGCAGTACATATTCTCATTCAGCATTTCCAATGTTTTCTGAATGCACATTATCATTGCAAAATACACATACTATATTTGAACATGAATATGCATGCCATATAAAAGAAAGAGAATATGGTTATACAATGAATCCAACAATTGTAAGTCAGTCAAAATTTGGTACATTAAAAAGTTTTACTACGAGTTCTGCATGGTCGCCATACGTAACAACTATTGGATTATATGATGACTATGGTCGATTATTAGGTGTAGGTAAATTATCAAGACCTATAAAGAAATCTAATGAATATGACACGACATTTATAGTATCTTTCGATACTTAATAAGGAGAAAGGCTTATGAGCCATTGGTTATATAAGGGTGAGCCACTAACAGAGTCACCAGAAGAATATTTTGGTTTTGTTTATTTAATTACAAATCTAAAGTCAAATAAAAAATATATTGGTAGAAAATACTTTGGCACAACAAGAAGAGTAAAAGTTGCAGGAAAGAAAAGAAGAAAGGTTATAAGAAAAGATTCTAATTGGAGAGAATATACAGGCTCTTCTAAATTATTAAACAAGGATATAGAAAAGTTAGGAAAAGATAGTTTTAGATTTGAAATCTTAATACTTGGTGAGACAAAAGGCCAAGTTAATTATCTTGAAGAAAACTTACATCATAGGTTCCACGTATCGTCGAAAAACGAATATTACAATGACTGTATAGGTCCAAGAAGATTTGCTAAAGTAAAGTTTACAAAAGGAATTGAAACTCAAATAAATGAAATAAAGTTATAATATATCGGAATTTTTTGTTATATTAGATACATGAAGAATAGACAACTTATTAACTTATTGGAAAGTGTATTAGGTACTGCAAAAAATAGCGGTAATGAATCTACATTCCACTGTCCTTATTGTAATCACCATAAAAAGAAATTGGTGATAAATACAATAACGGAAAAATGGCACTGCTGGGTTTGCGGTGTTAAAGGTATAGGTGTCGAAAGAATATTTAAGAAACTTGGCGCATATGATAAAATACCAAAATTAAAAAGTATATCTAAAATAAAGCTGAATATAAAAAAGGAAGAAAAAAGTACTCATGTATCTTTACCTATTGAGTTTATACCTCTTGTTAACGGGTCACCTTCAAGTCCAGAATTTAGAAATGCAGCGAGGTATATTAAAAGTAGAGGACTTACAAAAATAGACGTTTTGAGATATAATATAGGCTATTGTGAGTCCGGACCATATTCAGGTATGGTTATTATACCTAGTTATGACGAAGAAGGTGTGCTAAATTATTTTGTAGGTAGGTCATATTACAATACAGATTTTAAGCATAAAAACCCTAAAGTGTCAAAGGATGTTATAGGCCTTGAACTTTTAGTAAATTGGAATAAATCAATAAACATATGCGAAGGAGTGTTTGATGCTATAACAATAGGTGAAAATTCCATTCCTATATTCGGTAAGTTCTTACCTAAAAAGCTAAAAGCAAAAATAAAAGAAAAGAAAGTTAAAAAAGTAAATATAATTTTAGATAACGATGCAAGAAAAGAAGCCATAGAATTATGTGAATATTTAATGGCTGAAGATATAGATGTTAGAATGGTAGATATACCAGAAGATTCTGACCCTAATGAAATGGGTAGAGAAAAAATAAAAAATTTAATTGAAAACACACAGTCGTTGGATTTTAGAAAAATAGTGGAGATGAAGTTTGGACTTTAATAAAATTGATGTAGGTTTTGATAAGCTAGAAAAAGTATTACATGTAGCTGATATTCATATAAGAAATTATCAAAGACATAAAGAATATAGAAAAGTATTTAGACAATTGTATAAACAGGTAGATGCGTTACCAAAAAATTCTATAGTATATGTTGGAGGTGACATTGTTCATAGTAAAACAGATATATCACCTGAGCTAATAAAACTTACAACTGAGTTTCTAAAAAATCTAGCTGACAGAAGACATACAATAATAATTACCGGAAATCACGATGCTAATCTAAATAATTCATCTAGATTAGATTCGCTGTCTCCTATGGTAGAATCTTTATCGCATCCACAATTGCATTATCTAAAAGATTCTGCTGTACACGAAATTGCTGGTACTCACTTTGTGGTATTTAGTATATTTGATGACCCTAAAACTTTTATACGAGCAAAATCATTTGATGCCGAAACAAAAGTTGCCTTATTCCACGGTGCGCTTGATATGTCATATACAGATGCTGGATATAAAGTAGAAAGCGACGACCTTAAAATATCTATGTTCGACGGATACGATATGGTGATGTTAGGTGATATACATAAAAGACAATTTTACAATAAAGAAGAAACAATATTACAAGTAGGTTCTTTAATACAGCAAAATTTTGGTGAGGCTTTCGATAACCACGGCTGTGCGATATGGGATGTTGATACAAGAAATGCAAGCTTTGTTAATTTTGAAAATCAGCATGGTTTTTATACTATAAGCGTAAAGGATGGTGTGCTTCCTAATATAGATAATATACCTAGATATCCTAGAGTAAGAATAAAAACTGAAAACACTACACAGGCACAATTAAAAGATATAATAAAGGAAATAAAAAGTAAGTGTAAAACAAAAGATATTATCATTATAAAAAATGATAAGCTAAATGCTCAAAATAAAACTACAAGGTCTGTCACAAGAGATATTAGAGATGTACAATATCAAAATGAATTATTGGAAGAATATATTGGCACAAACCACCCTGCAGATGACGAGACAATAAGAAGAATAAAAAATATAAATACAGAATTAAATAAAAATCTATCTACAATAGAAGTATCAAGAGGTGTAAGATGGGTACCTAAAACATTTGAATTTTCAAACATGTTTAGTTATGGTGAAAATAATTTAATAGACTTTTCAAAGTTGAGAGATGTAATTGGTATATTTGCACCTAACCACGCAGGTAAGTCTGCAATATTGGATGCTATAATGTTTAATGTATTTCATAAGTGCTCAAGAACAAAATCTGCGTCTGATGTGTTAAACAATAAAAAGAATAATTTTTATTCTAAATTAAATTTTGAAATAGATGGAGTTGATTATTTTATAGAGAGAAAAGGTAAAAAAGAAAAATCAGGTCATGTACGTGTTGATGTAGATTTTTGGATGGTAGGTGAAGATGATAGTATAATTTCTCTTAATGGAGAGCAGAGAACACAGACAGACAAAAATATAAGAGGTTATCTTGGATTATATAATGACTTTGTATTAACTTCAATGTCTGTTCAAAACAACAATACAGGATTTATAGACCAGTCTCAGGTTGAAAAGAAAGATTTACTTTCTCAGTTCTTAGACATTACTGTATTTGAAGAGTTATACCAGTTGGCAAATGAAGAAATAAAAGAGGTACAAATTTTACTTCGTAATTTTGGCAAAACAGATTATTCACAGCAGCTTATAGATGAAGAAGATAAGCTTTCAGAATACGAAGCTATATATAAAGAACTCAATAATAATAAAACAAAAACACAAAAGAAATATTCTAAGAAAGAAGAGCAAATACATAGCAAAGTAAAAGAGCTTAAGAATATAACTGTAGAAAATGATATTGACTCACTTGAATCGAGAAAAGATAAACGTATAAGAGAAATAGAATTTAATAATCAGAAGTTAGAAAAATATAAAAACTATAAAAAAGCCAATAAGGTTAAAATGTCTGATACTGTTTCTAAAATGTCAAAAATAAATATAGACGAATTAAATGTCAAGAAATCTGTATTAGATTCTGAAAAAGAAAATAACTCTAGGCTTGTTAGAGAGATAGAAGTTAAAAAGGTTAGTGTAAGAAATAAACTTGACCTTATATCAAAATTAGATACACATGAATATGACCCTGACTGCAAATACTGTTGTAACAATGAATTTGTTAAAGCTGCAGATAAAGCTAAGATAGAATTAGAAGAGGATAAAGTTATAGTTAAAAAACTTTTACATGATAAAAGTATCTCAGATAATATATTATTAGAGAAAATAGAGGTTGAAAATCTGATTAGTGTGTATAATACACTAAACGCGGAAAAACTGCAAATAAGCCAATATAATTCAGAAATTATCATTAAGTCAGAGCAGAGAAAGTCCGACCTACGCGCATTTAAGACTGATTTAAGAGGCGTGGAAAAGGATATAGAAAAGTATTACAAAAACAAGGAAACTATAAAGGCAAATGAAAAAATAAATAAAGTTATTGAAAATCTTGAAATAGAAAAGTCAAGTATAAAACTAGAGTTAGATGAGCTATCTTCAAAAATACAAAAAGCTTATAGCAATGTATCAATAACACAGCAAAACATATCACATATAAAAACAACAATATCTGATGCCCACGAATTAGAATTAAAGCTTAAGTCATATGAATATTATCTTGATGCTATAAGAAGAGATGGTATACCTTATGAAATAATTGCAGAAACACTTCCATATTTAGAAGAAGAAATTAACAATACACTTTCTCAGATGGTAGAATATGAAATAGAGTTTGATGTTGATGGTAAGAATATATTGACATATATAAAATATGGAGATGAAGATAAGTGGCCATTAGAATTGACAAGTGGTATGGAAAAATTTATATCGTCTCTTGCAATCCGCGTGGCTCTTATTAAAATATCAAATTTACCTAGACCAAACTTCCTTGCAATTGACGAAGGTTTTGGAAATTTAGATTCTGATAATATAAATTCGCTTTCAATGCTTTTTGATTATCTAAAATTTGAATTTGATTTTGTAATGATTATATCTCATATTGATATTATGAAGGACATGGTTGATGGATTGATTGAAATAAGTCAAAACAAAGGATATAGCCGAGTTATTGTATAATATCGTATATTTATATAAAACGAATATTATGGGAATATTATAGATGGCAAGACCAGCAGGACAACCAACAAATAGATTAGAGCGAATACAGCCGAGTTCCTTGACAGGTCAATATCTGTTTCAGGACTTGTACAATAGAGAAGTCTATTTTGACGATTTTGATGATAGGTCAGGTAATTATTTTAGATTAAGCTTTGACCCATCATTTGTTTTGCATGGTGGTAAAAATCTAATTGCAATTCGAGGTAATTCAGACACGATGGCTCTTGAAAGTGAAATACTAATTGAGGCAATTGATGCAGCTGGTGAGTTGGTAAAGACACAGGTATATGACCTTAATGATGACGCTCACAATAGAGTTATTTCTATAGATATTACACCAGAAACAGCACCTGGTGATTTAAGATTTACAATATTAGGTACTGCAACAGAGGCACCTGATGGTTCAAGAATACCACCTGATTTTATAAACGTTACAAACTTTAGATGGACAAGGCAGTTTACTGCAAAGCCTAAATCTTCAAATACATCTAAAATAATATACAACCAATTTAAGAAGCCTGTAATTGAAATAAAAGAAATTAAAAAACCTTTTTTCCAATTACAATTTAATCAAGCGCTATCTCAATCTGTATCAGCAGGTTTTAATCCTACATCAAGCTATGTACTTTCATCGTCTGTAAATACAGAAGCGAAAGTTAGCTATAGAAAATCTGGAGGTAAATATTTTCTAACAGCAAACAATGCAAATACAAATTATCTTGATTTTGGAGGCTTTACTCAAGATATGGAAGGTGGTATTGTAATTGTAAAAGAACCTCAAAATCCTAGACCTTCTTCTGTCAATGGCTATAGTTCAACACCAGTTTATGCTGAAACAGAGCAAGGCGATGGTATATTTGATGAAACTACAGATTTATTTATACAAGGTGCGTATTTATCTACAATAACAGAGGTTATATCTCCTTTTGAATTAAGAGTAGCTACACCTCATACTACATTTCAAGGTCTTACTGCTGCAAACTATCAAGAGTTTGAGCACTTTGAATTTGAAAACTCAGACTTTGAGCTTATATGGTCAGAAATGCCTATTAGCTATAGTGCAGACCCTACAGGTTCTTCAGGTGACCCACTATTAACTTCTTATGCTCATGTAACATTCAACAATCTTGAACCTTTAACAGGTGACGTTACTAGAATTAAATGTTATATGAAAAACCATCAAGCTCCTTTTGATTGGGTACTTGCATCAGATATGGCTGTAGAAGCTCAAGAGCTTTTATATAGAAAAGACTTTCAAAAATACAGAGCACCTATAGGAGACTTTACTCCATTTGGTGTTGCACACGATGGTATAAATTCAGTATTAACATATTGGACTGCAAGTGGTATAGGTACATCTGACCCTTCAATGTCTCTTTATACTCAGCAATCATCTCAAGAAAATCCTCCTGTTGGTGATAATATAAAAATTGGTACAAACCAACAAGCTTGGGAATTAGACGGAACTGCATATTGGGAATTTAAGGCTTTAGAATCTGCTTCATTTTTTGAAAACCAATGGTATGAATTATCATTCAAAGCTGTATCTGTAAAAACACAGCTGCCTTCGTGGACAGCACTTACACAAACAACAGTAGCAGAACCAAAGGTTGAAGTATATATGACAGGTTCTGCATTTACAGAAGCGAATACTGGCTTAGGTAAATTTATAGGTTTAATAGAAGATACAGCAGTAAGAAAAAAGCATGTCGAGTTTGACCAAGACGACAATGAAAAAGAAGTAGGATATAAATTTGTATTTCAAGCTGATGGTACAGAATATGGTATACCTAAATTTAAGATTGAGTCTGGTGTATGGCATTTTTATGATATATCAATAAAGCCTTGGGATAGAAAGGGGTATACACCAGGAACGTTTGATGTAATATTTCCTACGATAAAATGTAATGTCGGTAATTATGATTCTTTAGATTTTAAGTTTGAGTTTTATAATGACGATGGTATGATATCTAATTATCCTGCAATAATAGAAAGAGTGCCTTGGGAAAATGAATTAACTGCAACATTTACAAACGTTGTTACAAATACAATAAGTGGTAGTACTGGTTCGTTTGGTAATATAAACACAAGTGTATTTACAGGACCAACTGTTTTTAGTACTGGTCCTTTTACATTCAATGGAGCTGCAACATTTAGTTCTGGTATATCTGCATCAGGACCTAATATTTTTGGAGGACCATTAACATTAGGTACTGCATGTTCGGATATAGTTGCAATAACAGGAAGTGTATATATACCTTGTATTACAGAAGGAGCATCGTCAGACAATATAATGGTAATAGGCTCTGACTATCTTGTACAATCTTCTTCACTTACAATATCAGACATACAAAACATACAAGGTTTTACAACAGTATCTGGTCAGTCAGGTGCAAACATATTATCTTCAAATACACAGCAGGTAACATTTACAGGTACAGGTGGTATAACAGTTACAACGCTAGGTAGTAATGTAGTTATATCTAGTTCTAATTCTGGAAGTGGAGGTTCAGGTGGAGGTGATAACAATCAAAACGCATTTAGTACTTATTCTTTTGTTGGAGGAGGTACACATCCAGATGTAATTGCTCATGAAACAGCATCAACAATAAAATGGGAAGCAGGTTGTGGAATAGGAATTGATACAGTAGACACAACGAGTGCAGGTAATGCAGATGTAATAAAAATTTATGCAACGCATTCTTTTGCATCATTCTCACTTGCAGGTTCGGACCCAATAGTAGCAGACACATGTGGTGATAATGTAACACTAGTTGCAGGTTCAAATATGGCCATATCATTTGATGTAGGCTCTGATACCATAACATTTGATTCTACAGGTGGTGGAGGCGGCGGAAGCTGCTGCTCTCAATGTGGTCTATCAATAGATGCTGACGTCGGTAGTGGTATATATGATTGTACAGGACAATATGGAGTCACAACACAAGAGCTTAATTACTGTCCACAAACACTTGGTTTTTTCAAGCCTATAATGAGCCAGCAACAATTCTTGGCTGCTAATTATGCAGAAAAATATGCTGAGCCTACATGGCTGCAAGTAAATAATTGGCCTAGAGCAGATGGTAAAATCTATAATGGTAGAGTAGGTTATGCTGCAATATTCAATACAACAGGTATACCTACTGACCGTTTAGATGCCGGTTGTTGTACACCAATTCCAGGTGCTGGAGGGATGAACTCATTTGACCAAGCAGGTCATGGTATAAAAGTTATGACGTCTACTATACCAACTCAGATTCCGCTTAAAGGAGGTACAAATAGTTGTCAGGTAGGTAACCCTGTCAATGCGCCTAATTTTAGTCAACCTATAGGTAATGCGTTTTTAATTGCTTTCTACCACTACCACGCCGTTTGCGATCAGAATAATTTGTTCAGTCTAGGACAAAGTGGTCAGCAGTATATAGGAGGTGTAAGAAAGGATTGCCAAAACTATTCAAATACTGTTATATATGAACAAGTATCTGATAAGCGTAGAAAAGAAAATATAGTACCAACGGAATGGGGTATAGATGATTTAATGAAAGTTCGTGTAAGAGACTTTGATTTTAAGAGTACACCTGAAGAAAGAAGAGACAGAAAGACAGTAGGTTTAATTGCTCAAGAGCTAGAAGAGATATTCCCTCAGGCTGTTGCTGGTGACCCACATGGAGATGTAAATGAAGACCCTATGACAGTCTCACTTACAGAAATGGTTCCTTTACTTATAAAGTCTATACAAGACCAGCAAAAAATAATAAAAGAACTTGAAGATAGAATCAAGAAAATGGAGGAGAAATAATGCCATATACTTTTTATATTACAGGAAGTGGAGCAGCTTGGGTAACTCATAGTTATCAAGACACATCAGTGACAGGCTCGTGGTTCTCTTCTAGCAATCCGGATTTAATAGCATCAGGAAGTGCTTCTGGATATTTTTCTGGTTCAATATATAGGCCTTTGAGATTAGATATGTCGGTATCAGGCTCTCACTCAGGAATCGGAGGTGTATGGTCAGGCTCTGTTGTTCCATATACAGAATCAGGTGCCAACTCTCACGGTATACCTGTAGGTTCTGCTTCAATATTTACAGCAAGCTGGGCATATTCAGGTAGCTATGGAGAATACTTAACAGGCTCTGAAGGTTCAGCTCCAGCAATGTGGAGGTCAGGTTCGACGCAAACTGCTTCATATGCAATGATAGTTGACGACAATGCAAACTTCTTAATACAAGAGACTTCTTCTGCACACGGAGTAAATGATAGGGTACATTATTTTGTATCATCATCTGGTAAGATAGGAATTAAAACAAAGACTCCTACAAATGATATTGACCTTAAAGCAGATACTATAAAGTTTAGAAGTGATGATGGCTCAAAAGAAATGGAGTTTAGAGATGGTAAGTGGAGAGCACAGAAATATGCAAATAGAGGACAGTACGACGAAATTGTAGCAGAAACATCTGGTTCTGAACTTGTATTAGCATACTCACCTGGTACATTCGATATACCAACAACTGCATCAACTGGTGACAGACTAGGAACTATAACTTGGGAAGATGAATCTATTGGAAGGACCAGAGAGAGAATAGATGCAACAGCTATGGAGATATATGGATTGGTTGAAGCAGTAGCATCTGACGCAACAGCAATTAAAGGCTCTATGAATTTTGCAATTGGTAGCTCTGCAGCTGGTGAACCTTTATTTGAGCGAATGATTATAAATTTAGATGGCGTTACAGTGACAGGTAGTATCTTACAAGTAACAGGTCGTTCTATATATCTAGGTAATATAGCTGATGATGATGCAGATACATATCTAAACTTTTTAACAAAAACATCTGGAAAAAGATGGGTTGCTGGAATAGATGTTTCTGCAACAGCATTTGTTATAGACCAAACAGCTAATAATATACCTCAAGCAACAAGTGATTTTTCATTAGCCGCAGGAGGTGCACTAACACTAGGTGGCGCTGTAACATGTACACAAATAAATACAGGTCAAGGAGCAACTGAAGTATATGCAATGAATCAAGATGTAGAAACAGGAGATTCAGTAACGTTCGATACAGTAATAACAACAAAAATGCCAGGGTTTACTGGAAGTACAATTACAGTAGATGGAGGAACCTTTTAATAACTAGGATGATATTTATATATGAGTCATGAGTCTGAAAATATAAAATGGAATGAAGCAAACTTTTATTGGGATAGTAATATCCATTATTGGTCTACTGTAATCAATGTAATTGAGCATAAAGGCGGCAGAAATAAATGGAAAAAATATGATAAAGATAAAAAGAAGCGACGTGAAGTAATAAGACTTTTGATGTGGAGAAAGGGAATAAAAGTATATGATGAAAAAAAAGAAATTGAAAATATTGAACTGCACATCGAAGATATCAAACTAATCGCAGAGGAGTTAAAGAAAAATGTACAAATTATACACGGATAAAATAGAAAATTTCGAAGCAAAAATAAAACTCGAAGGTGCGTCATTAAAAAAATCAAAAGCTAGATTAGTTGTTGAAGCTGACGGTTTTGATGTAATGTTCAAAGGTACAATTTCAGAATCAGGTATTGTAAAAGTACCAGTAAAAAGATTAAAAGGACTAATTGATGAGAGTACGAAAGGTACAATAAAATTGGAGATAATTGCAGATGATACTTATTTTACACCATGGGAATCTACCTTTATGGTTGAGGCGTCAAGGAAAGTAACTGTTGAAATTAAATCTCAAAACAGAGGTTCCATCAACGAGGCCTCTAAGGCGCCTCAATCTAAGGTAGAAGTATTATCTCAACCAACAATAACAGAGAAAGAGCATATTATAAATTTAGTTAAAATGCTTGTTAAAGAAAACATCAATATAGAAAATTTGACAATAAAGAAAGATAGACTAAATAATATAATTGCAGAGTATATACAAGAAAATCCAATAACAGAAAGCCAAAAGGCTCCTGTTATAAATAAGGTTATAAAAGTTTTAGAAAAACGCAAATAGGGAATAGGTTATGGCACTACCAGATTTATCAGGTTCGCTAATACAAGATACTTACCAACGGGTATTGCATACGGATGGTACCGCTATATTTGACGGTACAGGAAGTGCAGTATTAAGTCAAACTGAGCTGGCATCTCTACAAGCGATAGGCTCTGCAGATATTAGTGATACCGAATGGGCAGAGATAGCAGCTATTGGAAATGCAAATATAACTGCAGCGGAGTGGTCATATCTTTCTGGTGTAACTAATGTTAGCTGGACACACCTTGATGACATAGACCAGTTTTTAGGTACAGCCAATTCTCCAACCTTTCTTTCATTGGTTGGTACTAGAACGTCTGATATAGGACCTGTATTCTGTAATGCTTCAGCAAGAATGGGAATCGGCTTTGATGGTGATAGTTCGACAGCCTCAATAGACTTGATGGTCGATAGAGCAATCCACGCAAGATTTTCTAAAGGCACAGACGGTCTTGGTCATTTAAGCATGAGCGGTGACCTAACAAGTTCAGCAATAAGAATAGTTAATAACGCTGAAGATAATTTTATCGAGTACTATGCGTCAAATGGTACAGACTTACTTTCTTATGTCGCTTTCGATGGTACGTTTCAAGGAACAGCTGCAAGTGCTACAAATGCTACAAACGCTGTAAATGCTACAAATATTATTGCTGGAAGTAACGCAGAAGATGAAGAGCAATTTATAGCATTTTTAGACAATGGGACTACTTCAGCTCAAGGTATAAAATATGATGGTGGTATAAAATACAACCCAAGCAAAAATAGACTAACACTTTCAGGTGGTATAACAGGAAGTGAAATAAATTCAACAGGAAACATAAGCTCAAGTCTCAATGTCTATGCAATGAATACAGTTGCTATAACAGGAGCCACAAATGGTCAAACACTAACTCAGAAAGTTGGAGAAAATGCAAATGTAATGATTGAGAGTGGCCACATAACGGCATCTGGTGATATAAGTGCAAGTGGAAACATGTACTCTAACAACACAGATATAATACAATATAGTTATCAAAACGAAAACTCTCAGGAAAAAGACGAATGGTATGGACCAAACTCACAAGGTCCTTCATATTATTATTGGGCCAAGAAATATTCTAGTTTTCCGGATGTAGGTCTAGCATATATGAATGGTGCTTTTGTATTACCATATAAGGCAGAGCTTGTATCATGTACATATACAGTCCACTGCTTAACTGCTTTTACTACAAATGAAACAGGGTCATATACAGCTTCGCTATTAGTTAGAGACGCAAGCACAATAACATTCCCGGTATTGACGGCTCCAGACGCAAATGCAAATATAGACATACAAGGCCAGGCAGGAGTCACAATGTCAAAACAAAGCGGCCAATACAGAATTAACGTTCCAGTATCAGGAACATATTCAGAAGGTTCATATGTATATCCAAGAACAAATGTAAGTTTAGATAATAAAAACTGGAGAGGTAATTTTGCATTGAAAATAAGGAGAGTTAAATAATGGCAGACATTAAAAAATCAGGTAACATATCTAATGACACAGGAAGTGCGTATTCAAATGTAACTGATACCCAAGCTAAAATAAATAATATACAAGAAAGGTTTGATGATACTACTGAAAACGACAATCCTTATGATGGTGCAATACAATATATGAATAAAAAAGTAGAAGAAACAATTGATATTGTAAATCTTCTAGAAGTAAATAGTAGCGATGGTGCTTCAGTAGCGACTTATGCGATGAAGCTTAAATCAAATCCTAGCATTGGTGGTGTACAATTTCCAGGTACAGCAAATATAGACTTACCAGGTGTCAATACTGAAGGAAATCAAGATACAACTGGAACTGCAGCAAAAGCAACAAAATTAGGAACAGCAAGAACAATTGGTGGTGTCTCTTTTGACGGAACTGCTAATATAAATTTACCAGGAGTAAATACTTCAGGGACCCAAAACACTTCAGGTAATGCAGCGTCAGCTACCAAGCTGGCAACAGCAAGAACAATTGGCGGAACAAGCTTTGATGGTACTGGAAATATAGTACCTGCTACAGCAACAAACACAGTAGGATATAAAAATTCAGCTACAAATTATAAATTGATGCCAGCAGATTTTTACATGATGAACTCTACAAGTAATTATGCAGGAGGATATATTACGATACCTGCTTTAGGAGAATGTCACGCACAATTAACATTGCCATTAGGTTCTACAGTATTTAAGAAAGATACTACTATATACTCAAGTACAACGATAGCAGATGGAGTAGAGATTTGGATAGTTCCATTTGACGGAGTTAGCGTTTCATCTCGCCGAATAGGCTCAGGCGGGTTAGGAAAAGCAATAAACATGAACGACTCAAGTCAATTTGATGCATCAAAATATTATTTATGGATTAAAATAACACTAGGTGAAGATGTAGACGCTGGAGTAAGAATATATGGAGGCGATGTAGGATTTGGTCAATAGTTAATTATTTGATATTTATAGAATATGGCACAGACGATAAAAATAAAAAACGGTAGCGAAGAATCTTCACCAGCATCATTAGTTCAAGGAGAGTTTGCAGTAAATGTAAGTTCAGGTTCTTTATGGTATGGTTCAGGTTCAAGTAACGTTACAAAATCTAGCTTTCATTTTAGCGAGTTAACTTGTTCTGCTGTGTTAGATTCTAATGGAGCTTATGTAGGTTCGGGTAATGCGAAAGTAGCAGGGACGTTAAGTGCTAGCTACGCTACATTCGGTGGAACTGCAATAACTATCAATACCAATAGAATAATTAAGAGTACTGACGCAGGAGCAGGATATTATACTTTTCAAGACGGCGGAGTCGACGTAAATGGTAATATAAGAACATCAGGTAATATAACTGCAACTGGAAGTATAACTGCGTCAGGAACTATAAGTGGTAGTAGTAATTTAGAATTACATGGAACTATATACGCTGCAAATATAGGAACAGGAGTAGACGATTCTGTTGTAATATTAGACTCAGATGGAAAGCTAAAGACAGATGAAATACAATCAATTGTATTTGGGTCTGATGCGATATTATCTGTTGGTACTGCAAACGAATTGTTAGCAGAAACTAATTTAGGCGAGCTCACCGTAGGAACCGCAGCAGCTGCAACAACTGTAACCGCGGTTGCAACAACAGACGCTGCTGACTTCTTTGTTGGTATAATGGATGGAGCAAGCGGTGCTCAACATGTTGAGTCAAGTGCTAATTTGAAATATAATCCTAATACAAGAGGACTTACAGTTGGTGGTAGTGGCTCATTTGGCAGCAACATATCTTCAGACGGAATTGTAAGTGCAAGTGGCGATATTACAAATAAAGGAGATATTGTAACAGACGGTTTTGTAAATGTAGTTGCAGGTGGTCAAGGTTATAAATTAGGTAGTGTAAAAGCATTATGGGTAAATGGAACCAAAGACCAGGTAGGTAGAGAATCTACAGTAACAAAAATAACTGGCTCACAAATAGAATTAGGTGGAACAGGAGATGTACACGTAACCGCATCGGGTAATATGCTTTTAACAGGTAGTGTAAGTTCAAGTGGTTTAGAAGTCACAGGTAACGTTACAGCAAGCCAAACTGTTACTGCAGCAAATTATATAGGTACAAAACATTTATTATATTCAGGTGTAGTTTATATAAACGCAAATCCTTTTACACAAAATGCAGTATATATGGGAAACAATTATAGTAATCAGGACTCTAACTGGAATACTGCTCAAGCATCAGGAGGTACTCTAGGCTCTGTTAGTACAATATCAATTACAGAAGACAATTTCAGATGGGGAATGATACTTCCCTTCGATGTAAGTGCTGTTGAATTACAAGTCTCATGTAGACCTGGTGGTGCCTGTACAGGTGATAATTTCTTTTTAGGTTTATATGGAGCAAGCAGACCGAATAATGATGCTAGCGCAAATCTTGATATAACACTATTGGCCCATCAAGATGCTTCATTCGTACAAGGAAAATTTGTAACAAATGATTTTACACATACAGCAAATTTAAGCAAAGGCTATATGATATTTATAGGAATAGGCTCGGAAGATTCGACAGCAGCTAAAAACGCACCAGCTTTAATAAACTGTATAATAACTCAGAGGTAATAATATGGCAGATATAAAAACATTGACACAAGAATTAGATGATGGTACTCATAATACTGAAAAGTCGTATATAGCAAATGATGAGCTACCAGAAACATTAACAATAAAACTACTAAAAGAAAAGATTGACGAATTGGTAGCTGAAGTAAATAATATAAAGAGTGCACTGTCAGGTGATTAAATTATTCGACATACTAAGTGAAGGGGTATATGACCCAGGTATATTCAAAGCAATATTCACTGCAGGTGGTCCTGGTAGTGGTAAGTCTTATGCTGCATCGACACTATTCGGTATGCCAGAAAAAATGCCTCACGTTTCTGCAGATGGATTAAAATCTGTAAACAGCGACAAGTATTTTGAAACATACTTACAGATGTCTGGGATATCTCAAGATATTGCAAAGATGACTCCTGCTCAATACGAAAAAGCTATGGAGTTAAGAAATAAAAGTAAAAAAGCTAGAGACGCTGCGTTAAAAAATTACATAAATGGTAGACTAGGTTTGTTAATAGATGGTACAGGAAAAGATTATGCAAAAATAGCAAAACAGAAAAAAAGACTACAGGAAGTAGGATACGATTGTTTTATGGTTTTTGTCAATACTGATTTAGATGTTGCACTTAAAAGAAATCATGATAGAGAAAGGAAGCTCCCGACCGAATTGGTACAGAAATCTTGGAAAGCTGTACAAAATAATTTAGGTAAGTTTCAAGGATTGTTTGGAAGCAGTAACATGCTTGTTGTAGACAACAGTGAATATAAGGAGTTTGATAAGATTATTAAGAATGGTGCAAGAGAGTTTGTAAAAAGACCTATACAAAATCATATAGCTAAAAAGTGGATTAAAAAAGAATTGGAGCTAAGAAAAAAATGAGTTTAGGTAAGTGGCTAGCTAATCAAATTGTAGAAGAAGATTCTAATATAAAAGTTGTCGTGGCAATATATCCAGGTCGTTTTCAACCTATGGGTAAACATCATGCAAAAACATTTAATTGGTTGAACAGTCAAGGGTTTGACGCAACTTATGTCGCAACGAGTGGTAAAGTTGATTTACCAAAATCTCCATTCAATTTTAACGAAAAAAAGAAAATAATAAACTCACACGGTATATCTAAAGTCGTACAGGTAAAAAATCCATATCAGTCTGTAGAGATTCTAAAGAAATACGACCCTGAAACAACAGCAGTAGTGTTTATGGTTGGTAAAAAAGACGCACAAAGGTTAGGTGGTAAATTTTTCCGTCCGTGGAAAGGTAAAGCTGAAGTTGGATATAAAGAAGGCGCATATACAATTATAGCTCCACACGTAAGTCTTAAAGTCAGTGGATACGGAGAGATGAGCGGTACAACAATAAGAACTGCTCTTGGTGATAAATCACTAGATAAAAAAGAAAAACTAAAATTATTCAAAGGTATTTTTGGTCATACAAAAAATTATAAACTAATAGTAAATAAACTTGAAAAGTTAAGCGAAATAATGGAAGGCTTTTGTTATTATTTCGATATACCAAAATTGTTAAAAGAAAATTCAACAGCTGCAGGTGACAATATAGATGATGGCCCTAGAGGTTATTGGGGAAATCAGAAGTCTTGGAAAAAGTTTGGTAAAAATATAGAAAAATATATAAATCCTGGTATGGAAGTATTAAACTATCTTACAGGAGCTGAAGAGTTTTTTCAACATGATACTGCTTTCAAAAAAGATATGAGCGGAGGACCTACAGCTGCTGTATCGTATTTTCCTGTTGGCAAGCCTGGAACTATTGGTGGTACAAATTATCTTTCTGATAAAAAAGGTAGAGTTGCTTATGATAGATGGGCCAAGTGGTCTAAGTATATTGCAACAAGAGTTGGATATGAATTTGTAAATTATCTAGGAGCAGAAATATCTTCAGTATCAAATACAAAAGAACCAATAAGTCAAAAAGATGGTACACTAGTCAAGGAAGGTCTTTTATTGGAAGGAGGAGCTTATGGTCATATGTCACACCCATTCGATGATAGAGGCTTGACATTTGGAGATTTTAGACAGATAATAGATATAGCATTACAAGGAAAATTAGATATTGACGAAAAGGCAACTGAAAAGACCGATGGCCAAAATTTATTTATTACTTGGAAAGGTGGATTAAAAGCTGCAAGAAATACAGGTGATATTAAAAGAGGTGGTGTAGATTCTAAAGCAATAGCAAAAAAGTTTGCAGGAAGAGGTAATATAGAAAAAGCATTTAACTATGCGATGAATGATTTATCAAAAGCTATAAAATCTCTAAACGACAAGCAGCGTAAAAAGATTTTTGATGATGGTAACAATTGGGTGAATATGGAGATAATGTACCCTGCATCTTCTAACGTTGTTAATTACGATGCTCCAAATTTACAATTTCATAATGTCTTACAATATAAAGATGGAACTCCAATTGGAGCAATAGCAGACGGTGGTAGAATACTAGCAGGTATGATAAAACAAGTTGATGCAAATGTACAGAAAAACTTTTCTATTATAGGACCTCAATTCTTAAAGGTAAATCCTCACCAGGATTATTCTGCTAAAAAACCTTATTTCTTAGGCAAGCTTAATAAACTTATGAAAAAATTTAACATGTCAGATTCAAATACATTTGGTGAATATCATCAAGCGTGGTGGAGTGATTATGTAGATAAAAAACTAAAAGGTGTAGATAATAAAACAAAAATGGGACTTGTTAAACGTTGGGCATTTTTTGACAAATCGTTTAGATTGAATAAAAAAACAATAGCAGACGAAAAAACACTTGCAATTGCAATCGACATAGATAAAATGAAACATGTGGACCAAGTAAAAAAGAATATGCTTCCATTTGAAAAATTATTCTTCGAACTAGGCGCTGAGGTACTTAAAAACGCTGAAGGCTTCCTTGCAGCAAATCCAGATAAGGCTGTACAAAATATAAGAAAGCAGATAAAAAATGCAGTGTCAGTTGTAAAAAAAGGAGGCGACATCAAAAAAATAAACAGACTGTCTCAACAACTTAATAAATTAAATTCGATTGGCGGCATGAAATCTATAGTACCAAGTGAAGGTTTGGTATTTGTATATAAAGGAAAGACATATAAATTAACAGGAGCGTTTGCTCCAATAAATCAAATTACAGGAATGATATATTTTTAGAAAAGGTTATGAAAAATAGAATTACAAAAGATAAAGTACAGAGAATGAGAAATCTGGTAACAGGTGACTATGGAGCAAGTACTAAAAAACAATCAGGTTATAGAAAGTATACTAAAAAAAGAAAAGAAGGCGATGTTTGGGAAGAGAATGGTAAAAGGTGGACCATTAAAAATGGTATTAAACAAAATTTTACAAAATTAAAAAAGGCAAGAAAAATAGGTTCAATTCCTATGAAGTGTCCTAAATGTGAAGGGGCTATGAATAATAATATGCATAGAAGTATGTATAAATATTATGGCCATTGTTTTGGCTGTCAAACTAAACTAGAAGTTGAAATGAAAAATAATGGTACATACAATCAATGGTTAATAGATAACGCAAAGAAAAATTTTGAAAAATGGAAAGAGGAGCAAGTAATAGCATTTGAAAAATGGTTTTCAGAATTAGATTCTCAAAAGAATATTACAGAATCAGGTTTGATAGAAGACTGGGAAGGCCTAGATTCAAAAGCAAAAGATTTAATTATTAAAAATTTCAATGAACATATAGAAAAAGAAGAAAAGAAAATGTACGATTTAATAGAGGAGCAAAACAAATGAAAAAGTTATGGAAAGTTTTATTAGGAATAGGCGCTATACTTGGTGCGATATTTGCAATGTCTGCAGGAGCAGGTAGTAAAAAACAATTTAAGAAAGACTTAAAAGATAATAAAGATAAGCTAAAAGAAAATAAGTCAAAAAAAGAAAAGATAGAAAAAGAAAAGAAGACAGTCAAAAAGAAAATAAAAAAGACTGATGAAAAAATTAAAAAAACAAAAGCAAAAGTAAAATCTACAAAGTCAGCTAAAAAAACAATTTCTGATTTTGAAAAGAAATATAGGAGTAAAAAATAATGAAGAAATTATTATATATATTGATTATATTTTTAATATCATGTGCTGCACCTAAAGAATGCTGTGGCCAAGATAAAATTGTTAAAATACCACAATCAGAATTAGACGCATTCTTTTTGGCAGTAGATACATTAACAGAACAAGATTCTATTAAGACAATCTACATATCTGACTTAGAAGTACAACTATCAAATTATCATTTTCTTAATCAGAAAAACGAGTCTTTGTTGCTAAATCAAAAAGACGAAATTGTTTTACTTAACAATCAAATAAAATTATATGAAGACAGATTAAAGATAACAGATGCGTGGTATAATAAAAGATGGTTTGGTGTTGTAGTAGGTGTCGTAGGTACATCAACAGCAATATATTTAGCTGGTCAAATCCAATAAAAACTAAAAACATATATATTTATATATACAGGTTATGGCAAAGAAAACAATCAAAGAAGCTTTAATAAAAGAGTATATGAGGTGTTCAAAAGACCCCGTATACTTTATGCGTAAGTATTGTTATATACAACATCCAATGAAAGGTAAGATAAAATTTGACCTTTATCCTTTTCAAGAAGATTCTTTAGTACAATTAAAAGAAAATAGATTTAATATAATTCTTAAATCTAGGCAGATGGGTATATCTACATTAACAGCTGGATTGACAGTTTGGAGTATGGTATTTAACGAGGATTATAACGTATTGGTTATTGCGATAAAACAAGATACAGCTAAAAATCTTATTACTAAAATTAGAGTTATGCATGAAATGCTACCGTCTTGGTTACGAGTAGGTTCTGAAGAAGACAATAGACTTTCACTAAGACTTAAAAATGGCTCGCAAGTAAAAGCTGTGTCATCTTCACCAGACGCTGCAAGGTCTGAAGCACTATCACTTTTGGTTATTGATGAAGCTGCATTTATTGATAAGATTGATGAGATATGGACCTCTGCTCAACAAACACTAGCAACTGGTGGTAGAGCGGTACTTCTATCTACACCAAATGGTACTGGTAATTTATTTCATAGAGTATGGCAGGATGCAGATAGAGGCGATGGTAATTTTAATCCTATAAGACTACATTGGACATTACATCCAGAACGAGACCAAGATTGGAGAAATCTACAAACAGAATTGCTAGGTGAAAAGATGGCGGCTCAAGAATGTGATTGTGACTTTATATCTTCTGGTAATACCGTAGTTGCTGGTGAGCTACTTCAATGGTATCAAGATAATATGTGTGAAGACCCTATAGAAAAAAGAGGTCAAAATGATGAGATGTGGATTTGGAAATATCCAGATTATACAAAGGCATATATGGTAGTGGCCGATGTTGCTAGAGGTGACTCGTCTGACTACTCTGCATTCCACGTAATTGAGATAGAAACTATGGAACAAGTTGCAGAATTCAAATCTCAAATTCCTACAAAAGATTTTGGTAATATGTTAGTAAATATTGCCACAGAATATAATGAAGCTCTACTTGTTGTAGAGAATGCAAACATAGGTTGGGCCGCAATACAACCTGCAGTTGATAGAGGTTATAGAAATCTTTATTATACTTTTAAGCATGAAGGAGTTCATGATGCGGCAACACAATTAAGTAAAGGTTATGACCTTAAAAATAGGGAAAACATGACCCCAGGTTTTACAACGTCGTCAAGGACTCGACCTCTTTTGATATCGAAACTTGATATTTATTTTAGAGAAAAGGCGTGTATCGTTAAGTCAAAAAGACTAATCGATGAGCTCTTTGTTTTTATATGGAATGGACATAAGGCAGAGGCTCAAAGAGGATACAATGATGATTTAACGATGGCATTTTCTATTGGAATGTACGTTAGAGATAACGCTCTTCGTCTTCATAGCGAAGGTTTGGCTATGAACAAGAATGCTATCAATAATATAGTTAATACAAAAGGTGCCTACAAAGGAAATACAAATTCAGAAAACCCTTGGAAGCAGCAAATAGGTAACGACAACGAAGACTTAACCTGGCTATTATAAAGGAGCAGAAATAGATGGCAGACAAAACATTTTTTGGAAGATTAAAAACTTTATTTTCAACAGGTACAATAGTAAGAAGAACAGACAAAGGCCTAAGAGTTGCAGATTTAAGTAGAGTACAATCAAACACAAAACTAGAAACTAATAGACTTATAGATAGATTTAGTAAAATTTACCAAAGTCAAAATTACGGATATAATCAGCAGGCTAATTTTCACACAATGAGACTCCAGCTTTATACTGATTATGAGGTAATGGATGAGGATTCAATTATATCATCAGCACTTGATATTTATGCAGATGAATCTACTCTTAAAAATGAATACGGCAATGTACTTACAATAAAAACAGAGAACGATAAAGTACAAAAAGTATTAAACAATTTATTTTATGATGTATTAAATATTGAATTTAATGCTTGGCCCTGGATTCGTAATATGTGCAAATATGGTGATTTGTATCTAAAACTAGATATAACAGAAAAAGTAGGTGTAACAAATTGTATTCCAATTTCAGCATATGAAATGTTTAGAGAAGAAGGTTTGGACCCAAAGAATCCAGATATGGTTAGGTTTACACATGACCCAAGTATGGGAGGTCAAACTTCAAATTCTCCTAACTCAACAAAAACAATGTATGAAAATTATGAGGTAGGTCACTTTAGACTTCTTAACGATATGAATTTTTTACCTTATGGTAAATCAATGGTTGAACCTGCAAGAAAAACATATAAGCAATTAACTCTTATGGAAGATGCTATGTTAATACATAGAATTATGAGAGCTCCAGAAAAAAGAATATACAAAATAGATATAGGAAACATACCTCCAAATGAGGTTGATACATATATGCAAAGAGTAATCAACCAAATGAAGAAGACTCCATATATCGATCCGAAAACAGGACAGTATAATCTTAAGTTCAATATGTCAAATATGCTTGAAGATGTATACCTTCCTGTAAGAGGTGGGAATTCAGGTACAGAAATTGATACAATGCAAGGAATGGAGTTTGGTGGTATTGATGATGTCGAATATCTAAAGCATCGAATGTTTGCTGCATTAAAAATACCTAAAGCATTTTTAGGTTATGAAGAAGGAGTTGAAGGTAAAGCTACACTAGCTGCGCAAGATGTAAGATTTGCTAGAACAATAGAAAGAGTCCAAAGAATATTTATTTCAGAGTTAACAAAAATAGCTATGGTACATTTATATTCTCAAGGCTTTACAGAAGAAGAGCTTGTTGATTTTGATTTATCACTTACAAATTCTTCAACAATACATGAACAAGAGAAAATAGAATTGTGGTCTCAAAAACTAGGCTTGATAGATTCTATAAAATCAGGTCGAGTAATTTCAGAAGAATGGGCATACAAAAATATATTAGGTATGACAACTGAAGAGATGAGAGAGCAACAAAAAGGTGTACAGCAAGATAGAAAAAGAGAATTCTTACATAATGAACTTGAAGCTGGTAACAATCCTATTAAATCAAAGGTTGCTGTTTCAACTGACTGGGCATTACAACAAGGTTCTCAACCTCCAGCTGGTGAAGAAGGAGGATTTGAGCCTGACTTACCAGATACTGATGATTTATGGGGTGAAGAAGAATTTGGCCTAGAAGAAAAAAATAAGCCAGGTCAAGGAAGACCTAAAGAAGGTCCAAAATATGGAACTCAAAAATCTGCAAGAGGTAGAGATGCTATAGCTAAAGAAGAAAGAAAGCGAGATTCGAAATTAAAAAATAACAAAGGTAAAAGACAGTTTATGAAAAGAGAAGATAAAAGAGCAATGGCTGTCAATATTTTTGATGATATGAAAAAAATAAAAAAGTCGAAATTATTAAACGAGGAAAACATATTAGATAGCGATATTTAATATATTTTTTGATATTTATTATATAATAAGTATATAAAGATATATAGGGAAGAAAAATTGGCCGTAAAACATTCAAAATATAAAAATACAGGTATCTTATTTGAATTACTTGTACGCCAAGTGACAAGTGATACCATTAACGGTGTTAAAGTGTCCCCGGCAATAGGAATTATTAGAGAGTTTTTTAAGAAGAGTACCACTCTTAAAAAGGAACTTGGATTATATCAAACTCTACTTAATGAAAAGTTTAATACTGAAAACAAAGCAGAGCGTTTTATTGACGCTGTGTTGAAAGAAAGAAAAAAGCTTTCAGGTAATATATTAAAAAAGCAGAAATATAATTTAATAAAAGAAATAAAAAAGAATTATAATGTAGAAGAGTTTTTCAAATCTCAGGTAGCTAACTATACTCAGAACGCTTCAATATACTGCTTGTTCGAAGGTGCAACTCCATCAAATCAAGTTAGATTTAGATATTCACTTATAGAAAGTATAACAAATAAAAAAGTTATTAAAAATAAAGTTGATGAAACATACGACATTTATTCAAAACAAGATAAAGAAGTGCGTATGTTATCATATAAAATACTTTTAGAAAAATTCAACGAAAAGTATGGAACACTAGGTGCAAAACAAAAATCCCTATTGAAAGAATATATCAACAATATATCAAATACAGAAAAGCTTAAAGGATATATAAAGACTGAAATAAAAAATACTACATCTAAAATAGACAAAGCATCGTCTCATGTAAAAGATAAAGTTGTAAGAATAAAGCTTAATGAAGTTAGCTCTCAATTAAAACTTGTTAACAATGAAAGCAAGATTAAAGACAAGCATATTATATCTGTTTTACGAGCTTATGATTTATCTAAGGAGTTAGCAAATGTCATTAAATAAAAAATTAGATAATATGTTCAATAAGGATTTTAAGAAAATCGAAGAAGAAGATATAGAAGAATTAAACGTTACTGGTGGCGGCGAAGTATATAATACACCTAAAGCATTTAAGAAGAAAAAGAAAAAGAAGGACATGGAAGAATCTACATTTGTAAAGATGTCCAGAATTATGAATCTAAGTGAAATAAATTATAAGCAATATAAAAACGATGATTCATTAAACTCTAAGCAGAAAGTAAATAAAGCTATAAGAGAAGTAAATAGCAAGTTGTTCAAAATAGAAAGAATAATAAATCAAAACATAAAGCTTAAAACAGAAGATGGTATTGACGAAACAAAATATTGGAAGTCTACAAGACAAAACTTATCAAAAATTTCTGAGAAAATGGAAAGGCTTTCTGAAAAATTGAGGAGATTCTAATATGGCAAAATCATTACTAATAGATTATTCATCGTTTGAGATAACTCCTCAGATGATAGTTGAGTCTGAAAAAGCAAATAACGGTAGAGTTATTGTTAGTGGAGTATTGCAAAGAGCAGAAGCTAAAAACCAAAATGGTAGAGTTTATCCAAAAGAAACTTTAATGCGTGAAGCTAAAAAATATGCTGAAATACAAATTGCAGAAAACAGAGCACTTGGTGAATTAGACCATCCAGAATCTTCGGTTGTAAATTTACAAAATGTTTCTCATAATATAAAAAAGATTTGGTGGAAAGGAAATGACCTATGTGGTACTGTTGAGGTACTATCAACACCATCAGGTAATATATTAAAAGAATTATTAAAGGCTGGCGTAAAACTAGGAATTAGTTCAAGAGGTATGGGTTCTGTAGAAGAAATAAGAGAAGGTGACGGTGAAGGTTCTTTAGAAGTTCAACCAGATTTTGAATTGGTTTGCTGGGATTTTGTAAGCAACCCTTCAACTCACGGTGCTTTTATGGCTCCTGTAAATGAGTCAGTAGGTTCTATTAAAGTAGATAAATATGAAAAACTAAACAACATAATAAATGAGATGCTATGCGAATTAACTTGCAAGTGCTCTTTACCAAATAGGAGAAAATAAAATGGGAAAAAGATTTGATATTAGAGAATGGAAGAATCTAAACGAATCTCGTTTCAAAACTGAACGAATGACAGAGGCTGAGAAAAAAGCTACACTCGAAGCAGTATCAAGATTTAACGAGTATGGTTCAAAAATATATAGGTCAGAAGGAATGGCTGAAATGGTTGAGGCCTTAAAGAAATTAGCAGAAAATGCTAGCAAAATGGCAATGGAAGAGTCAGCTGATTGGTTCGATTCTGTATCTGTAAAAAGAGATACAAAAGCTATTGGTGAAGCAGTAAAGGTATTTGAAGCTACAGCTAAGGAAGCACATCAATTACAGCAAAGAATGGAATCTGTATTTGAAGAGATAGGTGGTAAGCTTGGTAAATATTATGAAATTAAAGAATTAGTAGAAGATGAAAAGAAATTAGACCCTGTTGGTAAAGAAGACGATGATATTGATAACGACGGTGACACTGATTCTTCTGATGAATACTTAAAGAAAAGAAGAGCTGCTGTATCTAAAGCTGTTAAGAATGAAAATAAATTTAAGACTCAAGTTAACGAGGCTTTCGAAGGACTTCAAAGCGTAATATCTACTCCAGGATATGCAATTAACATGAATCCTACAAATGAAGCGGCTCCTAAAATAAAAAATTCTAAAGAAACTGAGCTAATTAAAAAATTATATGTTGCTGCTTCTGGTTTGAAGAAAGGTGGAGGTTCAGGAAGATATGGTAAAGAGTTTGATGCTGCAAAGAAAAAAATGCTAAAAGCTTTTAACGACATGTTAACATACTCTAAGATAGGAGGATAAAAAATGAAAAAATCTGAACTGCAAGAAATAATAAGAGAAGAGATAATGAAATCTCTAATAACAGAGAAATTTGCATCTAAAAAAATAACAAACTTATTTAAGCTAATGGATAGTGGAGATAAAAAGTTTTTCGATGTTACTGCAAAGAGTAAAGGTTTTGCGTGGTCAGATGTAGAAGATGATAATGTGCTTGGTGGTGCTACACCTTCAAATGACCACATGAATATTTTTATAGTAGATAAAGAAAAAGAAAATCCATACAACACAGGATTTGAATGGAAGTTAAAGCCAGGTATTATAGGTATTACAATAGGTAAAAAATCTATGTACTGGCCAAAACAAAGATATTCATCACCTAACGCTATGATTGGTAATCAGGGTAAAAAACTTGATAACTATAAGAGATATAGCGAAGTAGCTGACAGAGTATTAAGTATTGCTTTATCAGATATACCTTCTGCAAAAGAAAAACAAGCTGCAAGAGCAGACTCGAAACGAGGCGCAACGGCACTTATGACAAATAAGCAGATTGTCGACGCACAAATAAAAAAATACAGAAAAGCATTACAAGCTAAAGTAATGGCGAAAGGTCCGGACGCTCTAAAGAAAATGTTAGATGAAGCTACAGCTGTTACAGAAAAAGTATTTAAGTTTACTACAGATATGCTTAAAAAAGGAATGTATTCTACAGGCTGGGATTCATATCAAACAATATCTAATAACTATGGTAATATGGTTAGAGCTTATGAGAACTATGTAAGAGATGCTGCAGAATATGAAAAAGAAAAAGGTGAGGAAAAACTTGGTAGTTGGAGAAAAGATTACGTTGCATCAAGAGCTGGAGAAGTTAAAGGATATTATCAAGAACTATTAAAGAAAGCTAAAATAGTAATGGATAAAAATAACTACAAACCAATTGTAAAAGAGATGTCTGAAGGTACAATCAATGAAGGTGGATATGTAGTAATTGACCCACGAGGTAATGCAAGACCTATTGGCTCTAAAATTCAAGGTGATAGATATGTTAAAGGTAAAAAAGGACATTATGTAATTTTAGCTAAACACGCATTAAAAGCTAGGCGTGCTATTGAAAAAGCAGGTGGTAATTCTACATCTAGAAAAATCCAAGATTTAATGTTTGATTTAAGATACGAAGGTAATATAAAACTAAAGAGTGTATTAGAAGCAAATCCTGATGGAACAATATCTAAAGACGAAGATAAAAAACGTGCAAAACTTGTTAAAGATTCTGTTAAGAATATGGAAAAGTTTGTAAAAGATATTCAAACACAAGCAGATAAAATTGGAGGTTCTTTTAGAAGTCCTGGTATTAGAGCAGAGGTTAAGAAAGCAATTAAAGGTTTGTTTGAAAAATTATAATAAAAAATAACAAAAATTAAAAAAGTCCGGTATATATTTTTATATGTCGGATTTTTTGTTTATATTAGATATAAATTAAGTTTAACTAAAAATAATACAAATCAAAAGCACAGAAATCACTCTTCTACAAATCAGAGAGGTGACAAACCAAGAAAACAATTTAGAAAGAAATTAGGAAGACATGAATTTTTCCTAGAAGGAAATCCATCAGGTGTTAAAGTACCAGATGCTAGTTCAGGTACATTAGAGCGAGCATTAAAATATCTTAAGCGTCAAATGAAAGATGAAGATGTAATAGGACAATATCGTTCTAGAAAAGAATACATAAAGCCTTCTCAAAGAAAACGAGTACAGAAAAACGAGGCTATAAGAAAAAACAAATACGAGCTTAAAAAACAAGCTATGATGGAAAAGAACTATATATGGACAGCTATGGTCAAAGATAAGGCTCAGTAGTTAAAAAAGTTAATATTATTATTAAAGAGAGGTAATTTTTATCTCTCTTTTTTAGTTTTTTACGAAAGTAGTATATACTTATATATACAACAAGTATACAAAAATGTCACTATCTTCTATATAGTACAGTATACAGATTAAACACAATCTATTATAGGTCCTAATACCTATATTTCCAAAAACATATTTAAGGAGAGTAATAATGTCAAAAGACTTATTAAAAGAAGCAATCGCTGATGCAAAGGCTGTTCGTTCAACTGCTATTGCAAACGCAAAACTTGCTCTTGAAGAAGCTTTCACTCCAAAACTACAATCTATGTTATCTCAAAAAATCGCTGAAGAGATGGACGAAGAGTTAGAAGAAGAAGAGGATTTAGAAACTACGGATACGTCAATCGAAGATGACGAAGCTGAAGTTGCTGATACTACTGCTGACGCTGCTGACACTGGTTCTGCGGATGATGAAACAGAAGTAACTGGTGAAGACATGCCGGCTGATGAATCATACGAAGAAGGCGAAGAGGTAGAAGAAGAAATGTACGAAGGAGAGGAAGAAGTTGAAGAAGATTTAGAATTAGAATCTATCATTAAAGAATTAGAAGCTGACGAAGTAGAAGAGACTGAAGAAGTTGAAGAAACTGAGGAAGTGGAAGAAGCTATGGAAGAAACTGAGGATGAATTATCTGAAACAGAAGAAGAGAAAGTTGAAGAAGAAGAGATGGATTTAGAAGAAATCATCAAATCTTTACAAGAAGATGAAGAAATGGAAGAAGAAGAGGAAGAGGTAACTGAAGATAAAGAAGCGGAACTAGAAGAAGCTTACAAAGTTATCAAATTCTTAAAAGGTAAAATCAATGAGGTTAACTTGTTAAACTCTAAATTACTTTATTCTAACAAATTATTCAGAAGCAACAATTTGAACGAATCGCAAAAGGTGAAAGTTATCGAAACTTTCGATAGAGCAAATTCAGTAAGAGAAGTTAAATTAGTTTATTCTACTTTAGCAGAATCTTTAACTGCATATACTCCAAAGAAAAGAGTTAACGAAAACTTTGCATCTAGCACAACGAAATCTACGAAGCCATCGAAAGATGTAATCGTCGAAGCTAATACATTTGCAACAAGAATGCAAAGATTAGCGGGGTTAAAATAATTTTTAGAAAATAGGAGACTTATAAAATGTCACAAATTAACAATTTATTACAAGATTCTCAAGCTCAATTCAAAGCTCAGAGAAACGAAACAAAAGGTCTTGTAACTAAATGGGAAAGCACAGGTCTTTTAGAAGGTATTTCTGCAGAGTATGACAAACATAACACTGCAATCCTTTTAGAAAATCAAGCTAAGCAACTTATCTCAGAGGCTAATACTACTAGTACTACTTCTGCAGAAGAGTGGAATGGTGTTGCACTTCCATTAGTTAGACGTATCTTTGGCGAATTATCTGCAAAGGAATTCGTTTCGGTTCAGCCTATGAACTTACCATCTGGTTTAGTTTTCTGGTTAGACTTCAAATATGGCCAAAATGGCTCATTCTTAGGAAAAGGAAGACACGCAACAGGTGATTCACTTTTCGGTAACGCAACTAACAAAGGTAAAGCTAGTTTAACAAAAGGTCTTTATGACAATTTTGATGATGGTGCTACTGGTGGAGCTGTTGGATATTCTTTAGGAAAAGTTGCTTCAGCTTCAGCTGTAATTGAATCTGATGGTACTGTACACATTATTGATGCTGATGGTATTGATATGTCAATCTGGAATTCATTCTATGCTATTTCAGGTTCATCTCACAAAATTGCTACAGCGTCTAATGTACTTAACAACGGTGCTGGTTCTAACGTAACAACTGCAGTTGCTCTTGGATTTGATAACTCAACTCCAATTTCTGCAACAGGTGTTATGGATGTATACTACTACAAAAACACTACTGATGCTACTAAGAGAGGTGATTTTGAAGATAGAGATATTCCAGAAATTGGAGCTACGGCTACTGGTTCAAATCTTGAAATTCCAGAAATCGAAGTTCAATTATCTCAAGAGGCTTTAGTTGCTAAGACTAGAAAGCTTAAAGTTAAATGGTCACCAGAATTTGCTCAAGACTTGAATGCATATCATTCAATTGATGCAGAAGCTGAATTGACTTCAATGTTATCTGAATACATTACAATGGAAATCGACTTAGAAATCCTTGCAATGCTTCACTCTGCTGCTTCAGGTTCAGGATTTACTTCTGACTTCACAGCACAAACACCAGCTGGTGGTGAATTATTCGGCGACGCATTTGCTACTTTAGGTGTAACTATGCAAGCAATGTCTAATGCTATACATCAATCAACTATGAGAGGTGGTGCTAACTTTGCAGTAATGTCACCAGCAATCGCTACATACGTTGAATCAATCGCTGGCTACAATGCAAACACTGATGGTACTGAAGGAAACTTCGCAATGGGTGTTCAAGCTATTGGTACGATGAAAAACAGATGGACAATCTACAAGAATCCATACTGGACAGGTAAAGAAATTTTAATGGGATACAGAGGAAATCAATTCCTTGAAACTGGTGCTGTATTTGCTCCATATATTCCACTTATTATGACTCCACTTGTTTATGACCCAACAAACTTTACTCCACGTAAAGGTGTGATGACAAGATACGCTAAGAAAGTTGTAAGAAACGACTACTACGGTGTTATCTCTGTTGTTGATACAAACTGGGCTACAATTGGTGCTTTACCTTCATAATAGGTAAACATATATTGTTTATTAAAGGAGCCGCTTAATTGCGGCTCTTTTTTTGTGTCTGCATATTTATACTAAATACAATGGAGGTTCATCATGGCGAAACAGAATATAGAAAAAACACCACCGAAAGGAAACGTTAAGTTTTCAATAACACTATCAGAAGAGCAGAAAGCCGCAAAACAAGCAGTACTACACCATCCTTATAATTTTATAGTTGGTAAAGCAGGAAGTGGTAAAACTTTATTGGCATGCCAAGTAGCTTTAGATATGTTTTTTAAGAGAATGATTAACAAAATAATTATTACACGTCCAACTGTTTCTACAGAAGATAATGGATTTTTGCCAGGTTCAGAAAAAGAAAAGATGGAACCGTGGTTAGTACCTATAAGGTCTAATATGAGAAAGGTATATAATAAGCCTACTATATTAGAGAAAATGGAAAACAACGAAGATATAGAACTGGTATCGCTGGCACACTTTAGAGGTAGAACATTTGAAAATTCAGTTGTAATAGTAGATGAGTTTCAAAATCTAACTAGGTCTCAATTGAGAATGGCATTAGGTAGACTAGGTAAAGGTTCGACAATGATATTTTGTGGAGATAATCAGCAGATAGACTTAAAAGACAAAAATTATTCAGCAATACATGATATAGCAAAAGTTGCTGATTCTGAGTATGTATATAAAAGAATACTATTAGATAACCATAGACACCCAGCAATAGATGAAGTGTTTGAAATGTTAATGGGAATGTAGTATAACAAATAGCTTGCTTCTTGATATTTATATAAAAAGGTAGACTTAGCGAATATTGTAATATAAGGAGTGTTAAAGATGGCAAACTTAAAGGTAACTATTAAAGAAGATATAGAATTAAACGGCTCACAGCAAGGTGGCGTTTTTGCAAAAACATATACAGATATAACAGATATATATAAAAGAATATTTACTGCACCATCAAACACAGAAGTAAGCTTATATACTACTCACGCATCACAAACAGAAGGTAGTGTATTAGATAAAGACTCTATAAAGTATGTAAGAGTAACGAATTTATCTACTCAATTTACATCATCTGTACAAATAACTGCTGCTGACGATGGTGTAGCTTGGGTGCAAATTGCACCTGGAGCTAGTTTTATGTTATCAAATCATTCAGAAGGTATTGATACATCAACATCTGCAGATGTAACACAGCCTAATATAACTTGGAGCAATATAGCATCTATGAGTGCAGCAGGCGTTTCTGGCTCAATGCAGCTAGAATTATTTGCAGCATCTACAACTAACGGATAAAGAGGATAATAAATGGCAAATATAACAATATATGATGGTTCAGCAACTTCAATAAGCGGTAACACCCCGTTTGGTTTATATGATGCTGATTTGACATTTCAGAATGATGGTCCTAAGGTTGCTGATTGGTGCGCGCACCGTTTAGGATATCCTATAACAGATATAGAATTACAGGACGTTCAATTATTTGCCTGCTTTGAAGAGGCAATAACAGAATACAGCTCTCAAGTAAATAGATTTAATATAAGAGAAAATCTATTAAGTGCAAAAGGTAATTCAACAGCATCAAATTTTACACAAAAGTTAATAACTCCTAATTTAGGAAGGCTAATAGGTTTGTCAAAGCAATATGGAAGTGAAGTTGGAAGTGGTGGTTTGGTTGATTGGAAGCAAGGTTATATAACTACAGTTACTGGAAGTGATGGAGAATGGATACAAGAATACGACTTAAATGCTCAAGCTACTTTTAGTCAATCAGTATCTGGTACAGATATAGAAATCAAAAGAGTATTCCATCAAAAAACACCAGCACAATCAAGACATTATGACCCACAATTTGGTTCTGATTACGCACTAAATAGTATGGGGTGGGGAGGTACGATGGCAGGTCTTAATTATTTAATGCTACCTCTATACGATGATTTATTAAAAGTTCAGCAAGTAGAATTTACAGACACAATAAGAAAATCTCATTATTCATTTGAGCTTATAAATAATAAATTAAAAATATTTCCAAGACCTAACCAAGAATTTAATTTTTATTTTCATTATATAGAAACAGAAGATAGAGACACTCTTGTAGTTGAGGACGCTATTTCTGACTATTCTAACTTTGGTTATGATAATATGGTGTATTCAAATATAAATGACCCAGGAAAACAATGGATAAAGAAATATACTTTATCATTGGTTAAACAAGTATTAGGTTCTGTAAGAAGCAAATATAGCTCTATACCAATTCCTGGTTCAGAAACAACTCTTGATGGTGATACGCTTAGAAGTGAAGGGGCTGCAGAAGCTGAAGCTTTAATCGGTAATTTAAGAGAAGATTTAGAAGCTGCATCTCGTAGAAATTTAATGGAAAAAGAAAACGAAATAACAGATTTTCAACAAGGTATGCTTAATAAAGCACCGCTTAATATATACATAGGATAATATGGCACTATTTGGTTCAGCAAGAGATATAAGCATGTTTAGACATGTCAATAGGGAGTTAATCAATGAGATAATTGATACTCGTTGTGATATATACAAGCATTCTATTTTTGATAGCAAAGAAAATCTATATGGAGAAGCACTAAGAAAAGTATTTTTACCAGGTGTTAGAGTTGCAGGTCTTATAGAAAAAGAAGGTAAAGACTATACATCAAATTCTGAAGGTTCGGATTATACAAGACAAGTTAAGTTTTCATTTTTAAGAGATGACCTTGCAGCGTTAGAGCTAGGTGATATAAACAATACCACTGACCCGAATGAAAATGCTCAACAAGCAGATGTATATCTAGAAATTGGTGATGTATTACATTGGGATGGTAATTATCATGAAATAGATACTGTATCTCAAGGACAATATTTATTTGGCAAGAATCCAAGTACAGACTCTCTTGGTGGAACACACGGAGCTCAATGGTCTGTTATTGTAAATACACATGAAATGAGAAGAAGCAAAATAAACACTCTTGAAAATGTTCGAGCAGGATATGATGAGTATGTTAAAGGAAATAAGATAGACGAGCAGAGAGGAGGATTATATGGTTAATCGAGCCGACCAAATAAGACGTGACGATAAGATTAAAGACTTATATGTAAATCTTTATGATGTAGATACTGTAATAAAATACTATTTTGATAATGTAATACAGCCAACTGTTATGGAAGGCGAGCAGAAAATAAATGTACCTATAATATATGGTTCACCAGAAAGATGGAAATCAGTTCAAAAATCTGGATTGTTAAGAGATGCAAAAGGCAAAGTTCAATATCCTGCTATTGTATATAAACGAACTAGTGTAGAGAAAAATAAATCACTAGGAAATAAAGTTGATGCAAAAAATCCATTATACGCATCTTTTCAAAAGCAATATACTGCAAGAAACAAGTATGACAACTTTGAAGTATTAAATAATAGACAGCCTGTAAAACAATTCCATAGTGTAGTTGTACCTGATTATGTAAATTTAACATACACATGTATTATATTTTCAGAGTATTTAGAACAACTAAATAAGATAGTTGAAGATATAAATTATGCTGGAGGCCAATATTGGGGCCAGGATGAATCATTCAAATTTCTTTCTAAAATTGACAGTTTTGACATTGAGTCTGTTGCTGAACAAGGACAAGATAGAATATCTAAAGCCAACTTTACACTTACCCTAAATGGATTTATAATACCAGATAATATCCAGAAGTCTATGAGCAATTTCAGTTCTAAGACATTTAGTCAAGTTAAAGTAGAAGTACAAGCAGAATCAGTAAAAACATTAAATGAATTAAATAATATAGGTAGACAACAAACAAATAATATATTCAGTAGTCCTAGTACACCTCAACAACAAGCGCAAGATTTTGATGGCGCTCAAGCAGACTCAGATAACCCTGCAGGAGGACCATATAATTATCCAGGAATATGGGACGAGTTAACGACTGAAGAACAAGAAGACTGGATTGACAACGTAAATCAAGGTGGTTAGTAACAATTAAATAAAGGAGAAAAAGTTATGGCACAAGTAAAAACAAATGAAGGCAAAAAATTTACAGAAGAAGAAATGAAAAAGGTTCAAGAGATTAAAACAAAGTATAATGAAATACAAATAAATCTCGGTCAAATAGAATTAGATAAAATACTAATTGATGAACAAAGAAATACGCTTATGAAGGAGTATTCAGAAGTAAGAAAAGCAGAAGTAGAATATGCTAAGATACTATCAGACAAATATGGTTTAGGTACATTAGACATAGAAACTGGCGTTTTTATTCCTCAGCAATAGCAATTTTTGAGATTGAATCTTTATATTTATTATATGAATTAACGTGAATAATGTATCACAATTATTATACAATTTAAGGAGACGAATAAATGGCTGAAAAAATAGTTAGCCCTGGTGTATTTACAAGAGAAAACGACCTATCTTTTGTGCAACAAGGAATAGGGGCAATCGGTGCTGCAATAGTAGGACCAACAGTAAAAGGTCCGGCAATGGTGCCAACAAAAGTATTTTCTTATACAGAATATCAAACTTTATTTGGTGACTCATTCAAGTCAGGAAGTGATTATTTTCAATACTTCACATCAATAACCGCAAAAGAATACTTAAAGCATGGAGGCCCGCTAACAGTTGTAAGAACTCTGGCAGGTACATATTCAAATGCTACATCATCTGCACACATGGCTAAGATATCAACGCCATTGACATTCCCAGTAGTATATACATGGAGTTTAGATGAGTCTGCAATTGACGAAGGTATGCAAATTCAATATACATCTTCAACAGGTGGTACATATTTATTTGAACTTCAAGATGACACTGGTGGTTTACCAGATAATAACCTAACAATTCCTACAAATGCTGCAGGAACTACTACAGGTATTTATTATTTTGCACTTGGTTCATCTGCTAACCAAACAATGACAAATTTAATAAACGGTAATACTGGTTCTGGTATTTATCCACATTCGTTCACGACACTAACAGGTGATACTATGGTCTCAGCATCTTGGGCAGGTACAGGACAGCCATATACAGTTCAGATAAGTGGTTCGTCAACACTATCAACAGGAAATATATCAATTACTTCCGGTTCGATAACATCTGGTTCTGTAGCAGGTACTTATCCAGCTGCAACTTCTGTTGCTTTTGTAGCCGCAGTTGGCGGAATTGGATTAAACCCAGGTATACCAAAAGCTTTAGATAATTTTGGAGCAGCTACGACTACAGCAAACTTTACAGCGTCATTCCACTTAAAAACAATTGGTGATGGTGAAGTTATGAATAGTACTCCAATTAACGACTTAAATACAATTGATGTTGGTGCAAATGATTTATATACTTGGGGAGATAGAAAATACGGAACAAAAGATAATTTAAGATGGGAAGTAAATACAGTATCAGATACAAAAGGTACATTTACTGTACTTATTAGAAGAGGTGATGATACATCTAAACGTAAAGTTATTTTAGAAACTTGGAACGGTTGTTCATTAGACCCAGGTGCTAATAACTATATAGGAAATGTAATCGGTACTGCATATAACACAATCAATGTTGCAGGTGCTACACCATTTATCCAACCAGCTGGTAGTTATCCAAATCGTTCAAAATATGTCTATGTAGATGAAGGTACAGTACTTCAAACAATAGATTATTTAGATGACAATGGAGATTTAACAGACTCAACAGCAACAGGCTCATTACCAATGGCATCTTCTGGTTCATTTGGTGGAGGTAAAGATGGTGATGTTCAAAATCCAAGAGCGATGTATGAAAACTATACACAGACAAATGTACAAGGATTAAATTTAGGTTTAGGACAAACTGGTAATCAAGCTTATCTAGATGCAATATCTTTATTAGGTAATCAAGATGAATATGATATTAACCTATTGATTGCTCCAGGTGTTGATGACAACAATCACAACAACATTGTAGAACACATGCTTACTACATGCGAAGAACGTGGTGACATGATGACAATAGTTGACCCAGTACCTTATGGACAGGCTCTTGCAAATGCAGTAACAGAAGCTCAAGGAAAAGATTCGTCATACGGCGCAATGTATTGGCCATGGGTTCAAATAGCAGACTCACAAACAGGAAGATATATATGGGTACCACAATCGGCAATGATGCCAGGTATCTATGCTTTCAATGATAAAGTAGCAGCTGAATGGTTTGCTCCTGCTGGTTTGAATAGAGGTGGTCAAGAAATAGTAGTACAAGCAGAAAGAAAATTAGCTCACGCTGATAGAGATACTTTATATGAAGGAAATGTAAATCCAATTGCAACATTCCCTGGTGAAGGTGTTTGTGTATGGGGTCAGAAAACTCTCCAAAAGAAAGCATCAGCATTAGATAGAGTAAATGTTAGAAGACTACTTATTAACCTTAAGAAATTCATTGCTTCAGTATCTAAATACTTAATCTTTGAAAATAATACAGCAACAACTAGAAATCGATTTTTATCACAAGTTAACCCTTACATGGAATCTGTTCAACAAAGACAAGGTTTATATGCCTTCAAAGTTGTAATGGATGAATCGAATAATACTCCAGATGTAATTGATAGAAATATCATGAAAGGAGATATATTCATTCAACCGGCTAAGGCAGCAGAGTTTATTGTTATTGACTTTAACATTATGCCAACTGGTGCAACGTTTAACGACTAAGTGATATTTATATTAAATAAATAGGAGAAAAAAAGAATGGCAAATTTAATCGACCCAACAGAAATGATGTTCACGGCCTTTGAGCCAAAGGTCAAAAATAGATACGTATTCTATGTGGACGGACTTCCTTCATATTTAATCAGAAAAGCTTCAAGGCCAAAGATTACAAATGGAGATGTAACGCTTAAACATATAAATAACGAAAGACACTTGAAAGGTAGAAGTTCTTGGGAAACTATTTCATTAGAAATGTATGACCCAATTGTACCATCAGGAGCACAGGCAGTTATGGAATGGGTTAGGCTTCACCACGAATCAGTAACAGGTAGAAATGGTTATGCAGACTTTTACAAAAAAGACTGTACAATCAATATTTTAGGACCTGTTGGTGATAAAGTAGAAGAATGGACATTAAAAGGTTCGTTTATTGTAGATGCTGATTTTGGAGAAATCACATGGGAAAACGACAATGAAGCAGCAATCATAACAATGACATTGAGATTTGATTACGCTATTTTACAATACTAATTAAAATTTAATAACGAAATTATAGCCCAAGTTTTTTGGGCTATTTTTTTGTTTATATATATTTATATATACTAGTTATATTAAAAACAATAAAGGAGTATCATTATGACAAAAGTGACGGATTCATATCCAGGAAAAGAACTAACTACAGACGAATTAAAAAAGCAGTTAGTAAAAGACACACAAGTAAAAGAATTAAAAGAATCTAAATTCCCTACAGAAATTATTGATTTACCAAGTAAAGGATTATTATATCCAAAAGAACATCCATTATCTTCAGGTAAAATTGAAATGAAATATATGACAGCAAAGGAAGAGGATATTCTTACTTCTCAAAATCTTATACAAAAAGGTGTTGTTATTGATATGTTATTACGCTCTCTTATTGTAGGTAACGGTGAAGGCAAAAGAGTTAATTATGACGATTTAATTCTAGGAGACAAAAATGCTGTTATGGTAGCTGCAAGAATATTAGGTTATGGTGCAGAATATCCAGTAGAATTAACGTGTCCTGCATGTGGCGCTAAATCTAAGGAAACTGTAAATTTAGCAGAGTTGGAAAATAAGGTAGTTGACTATGAGTTTAAGAACGAAAATAGATTCGAATTTGTTTTACCTCTTTCAAAGAAAACACTTACATTCAAAATTCTATCTCATTCAGATGAGTCTAAAGTTGCAGAAACTGCCAAAAGAATGAAGAAGCGTTCATTATCTAATCAGCAATCATATGAATTGACAAGCAGATTAAAAGCAATGATTATTGCTGTTGATGGTGAAGAAGATAGAAAAACTATAGATAGCTTTGTTGATAATGAATTTATATCTAGAGATTCATTAGCTTTTAGAAAAGAGTTAGACAGAATTACACCTGATGTAGATATGAAAATTTGGTTCGAATGTTCAGAATGTGGACATGAAGAAGCAATCACAATCCCATTAACCGTAGAGTTTTTTTGGCCTAGGGTCTGAATACAGGCCCATTCTACACGAACAGATATTTCAGCTTCTGTATTTTTCTAATGGTGGGTTTACTCACGATGATATATATACAATGCCTGTTTACCTTCGAGTGTTTTATTTTAAGAAATTAAATGAACAGCATAAAAAAGAAAATGCTGAAATGGAAAAAGCTAGAAAAGGAAAAGGCTCATCACCTAAAGGAATAAACATCCCATCTTTCGCGAAATCTCCAAAATCTTGATATTTATATTAAACTAATAATATACAAGGAGACACGACATGAGTGACGAAAGTTTACGTGAATATATAAAAAAGAAAATCGCTACCGAAATGTCTAATAATGCAGATAGTACAAAAGAAGGTGTTTTGGATTCGGTGTTCAATCATATACAAAATGTATTAAAAAAATCCAGAGATAAAAAATTCAACGCTGCAATGGAAAAACTTGCAAAATCTAGTCCTGACGGCAAAAAAGCTGCAGACCATTATTATAAGTCTGTTGACCTTATAGCTAAAGCTGCTGCAAATAAAAACTATAATAAATACGACTAAATATAAATTATGGCATCAGACAGAAAGAAAGAAATAAAAGAAATAAACTCTTTATTAAGTGAAGAGTCTTCTGCATTAGAAAAGATTCTAGGCCTTCAGAATGATGTCAAAAACATGTTAACTCAACAGAACCAGTTGAGAAACACTTCTCTTCAAACACAAAAATCTCTTACTCAAAAACTTCAGGCAATGTTAGATGTAAACATTAAAATTACACAAAACGAAAGAGATATGGCTCAGCTTGGTAATAAGCGACTACAAGGAATGGTTCAGAAGCAACAGCTGTCAGATGCTTTACTTTCAAGCGAGCAGGCTTTATATGATGCTTCAAATAAACAAAGACTTATACACGAACAGGATTATCAAACAGGTTTGTTAAATGCTGAATTGAAATCAGGTATTGTGGACATGGAAGACGAAATTCTCAAAATACTTAGAGATAAAGAGAAAATTGAAGACCCTGCATTCAAAGCTAAACAAGAAGAGCTTACTCAATTAAAAAAGAAGGAGGATTTTGAAAAGAAATCAAAAGAGCATGTAGAATTTATTAAAGATAAATTTGATGATATAACGGCATTAGCTACAGACCCTAAAATAGCATTAACAATATTCGGTGGCGTAATGTTAAATAATGCTGCGGAATTTGCAAATACTATGACAGAGGTTGGTACTGATATGGGATTGTCAAGAGACCAAGCGATAGAGATGGGAGCTGCATTAGGACCTGCAGCAGTGGAAGCATTTTTCATGGGTGTGAGTGCTAAAAAAATAGCTGAAGCTTATTCAGGTATTGCAGAATCTATGGGGCCTATGACTCCTCAAATGGCAGGTATGGCAACACATGCTGCTAAAATGTCGAAAGAATTACAGATAGCTCCAAAAGAAGCAGGTAAGTTATTTGCTCTTACAAATATGATTGAAGGAGGCACTGCAGAAACCGCTAAGGCTACACTGAAAACAGTTGAAAATCTTGCAAGAGGAGCAAATGTACCTATAGGTAAAGTTATGTCAGATGTAGCAAACAGTGCTGACTTAATTGCTCAATATGGATTTGATAATGTAGAAGCTTTAGGTAAAGCTGCAGTCGAGGCTGCTAAGATGGGTACATCATTAGACCAGATGGCCAAAACAGCAGACAAGCTTATGGATATAGATAACGCTAGAAATAATGCAATGCAGTTATCAGTATTATTAGGAAGAAATATAAACATTGATAGAGCTCAACAACTAATATATGAAGGCAAATTAGAAGAAGGCTATAAAGAAATGCTAAATCAGCTTGGTGGTATTAACGCATTTAACAATATGGATTATTACCAAAAGAGACAAGCTGCTGAAATGATGGGTGTGTCAGTTGGCGAATTACAAAAGCAACTAAATTTACAAGCAGGTCTTACAGCAACAGGAGAAAAACAAGCGACAGGCTATGCAAAATATATAGGTATGGTAAAAGATGGAGCTAAGTTTGCAAAAGATAATATGACTACTTTAGCATCTACACTATCAGTGCTAGGCTCAATAAAAAATATGAAGATTGCAACTTGGGTTAAAGAAAAAGCTCACGCAATTTGGATGAAGACTTTTGGCGGAGGCAGTAAAGTTGCTCAAGTAGCCGCAGGTCCTCTAAAAGCTGACGGTACTCCAGATATGAGATTTAAGGCTAATAAAGGATTGATAAGTAAGATTCAAAAACCTGTAGACTCAGGAAACAAACTTACAGATAAAATGGCAAAAACACCAAAAAAACAAGGTAATGTAATAACAAGGTTTTTTAACTCATTTAAGAAAGTAAATTGGTCTTCAATAGCTAAAGGAATAGTTGCTATGCTAGGTATGGCAGTTGCGCTAGTCGCATTCGTACCTCCATTCAAGATGTTAGCTAATGTACCAGTTCAAGGTATATTAGCAGGGATAGGTTCAATACTTGTACTATCAAAAACGATAGGCGCTATGGGTAAAGGAAGCACTAGTACTATGAAAGGCGCTGCAACAATGGCAATAATGGCTGCAGCTTTATTACCTATGGCACTATCTATGCAGATGATTGCAGGTATAAATCAAGATGCTATGTGGAACTTTACAGGAATAGCTACAGTATTAGGTTTGGTATTTGCAGGTATTGGAGCTTTAGGTGCAGCTACAATAACAGGTGCGTTTGCAATGATTTTAATGGCATCCTCAATGATACCTATGGCATATTCAATGCAAATGATAGAAGGACTTTCTTATGCAGATATGTGGAATTTTACTGCAGTACTTACAGTATTAGGTTTAGTATTTTCTGGAATTGGCTATTTAGCATTATTACCTCTTGGAGCATTAGGTATGATGATGATGGCTGCTGCAATGATACCTATGGCATATTCATTCCAAATGGTTAACGGTTTACCTTTTGCTGATATGTGGAACTTTACTGGAGTACTTTCTGCATTAGGTTTAGTATTCTCAATATTAGGAGGTTTTCCTGGTATATTTGTAGGTGCTCTTGCACTACTAATGATGGGCCCAGCAATGATAATGATTGGATATGCAATGAAAAGCTTTGCAGGTCTTGATTGGAAGATGGCACTTGATGTAGGAAAAACTATTGGAATGTTAGCTTTAACTATAGCTGGAGTTGGTCTTATGTACCCACTTGTAATGGCAGGTGGTGTTGCAATGTTGGTTGCGTCTGCAGGACTAATGGCCTTTGGTTTAGCAATGAAACAAATACCTACTGATTTAATTCAAGGTCAGCAAATGTTGATGATGGCTGCAGGCATGGGAGCTATGGGAGCCGCTGGTGTATCTATGTTGTTTGGTGCTCCAGGATTCTTTGCGATGTCTGCAGGACTTATTGTATTTGCCGGTGCACTCGCTTTAATAGCACCGTTGTTACCTGTAGTTGAAAAACTTGCTCAGTTAGGTATAATTGGAAATATGGAAGGAGCTGAAGGCGCAGGAGGTGCTGGTGGTGGAGATGAAGGTGAAAATGCAGTAATAGAAAAATTAGATGAACTAATATCACTTATCAGAAGTGGTGGTAAAGTTGTTATGGATGGAAGAGAAGTAGGTAAAGTAGTTCAAATGGCAATAGGACCTCAGGGAAGTTAATATGGCATTCAAATTTAATAATTTAGAAGAATATTTAGAAAAGATGAGTAAAGGCAAACAGCCTGTAGGTACAAGTGTGAATCCTTTAGGCCAGTTTGCAATAAAGCCATTACAACAAGATATAAAACCAAATGTAAATTATCCAACACCAATAATACCTGATTGGAATTATGAAGTTAATCATCCTGCAAAGGACGGTATAGCTGCAGAACCAGGTGTACCTCACACAACAGGAGATAAAGCTTTTGGAATTAAAGGTCCAGATGCTTTAGGTAAAATGCCTCTTCCTAATATAGAAGGAAAAGACCATAGTACAGGAAACAAAGCTTTTTCAATACCAGGTGATGACCACGAAGGTAGAAATAAAGCATTTAGCTTAGAAGGTTTGGCTCACTCAATGGAAGATAAAGTAAATAAACCTTATAGATTTACACCTCCATTTACAACACAAGAGCCTGCTCAACCTGTACCAGGTCCAGAGCATACAACTAAGGATGCTGTTAATCCTAAGGTACCAGGACCTGAACATTCAACAGTTGAACCTATAGCTAAAGTACCAGGGCCTGCTCATTCAACACAAGAACCTATAAAGCCACGAGCTGCAGCACCCGACTACCCTACACAAGAACCTATAGGTAGACCAGGAGCACCTGATTATTCTACAGTTGACCCGGTATCTAGGCCAGGACCGCCTGATTATTCTACACAAGAGCCAATAAAAACACAGTTTACTCAAACTCATAAATTAGACAAGCTTTCACCAAGTGCAGACGGTGCATTGTTAGAGCTGATTGTAAATAAACAATATAAAGATAGAAAAGAGCTATTTGGTTCTCCAGAAAAAGATGGACTAATAAACCATCTTAATAATAATCAAAGTAATTATTTGACAATATCAGGAGACCCTGGAAATATGATGTTCAAATTTGGTACAGATGACAAAGTACCTGCAGGAGGTTCTTCAATATGGACTCATACTAGACTAGGTGGACCTACATCTCAAGGAGTTCAAGCTCGTAAATATATGGATAAATTTGCTAGAATTAAAGATGCAACTCTAGCTCTTTCAGCAAAGGAAATAAATTACGATGGAAATTCAGTACCAGCAGCTGCGTTGATTAGAAGAGGTAATATATTAACAGATGACGCACTGACAAAAGGTCTCTATGAAATGGTTGGCAAAAATAAATTTGTAAGCTTAAGAGATGAAGCTGCAAGAAACAACCCTAGGTCACCATTAGGTGAGTTAGCAAGACAGCCTTTTATACAAAGAGGTATACAAAAAGGACCTGGTAATGAAAATCCAGATTCACCAGGATTTTTACCTTCACTTGACCCAGTTAATGGTGCTATAGGAATGTTAACAGCTCCAATGATTGATGCATTGAGAGTTGGTAAATATTTAATAAGTCCTAACGGTTTATTATTTATGGCAAAGCAAGTAGGTCTTCAATTAACAAATCCTAGAAGTGAATGGAAAATAGGTTTACATAGAGGTAGAATTTTTAATCCTTTATCATTCGCACTACAAGTTCCAGCTAATGCTTTAGGTATACACATGGACAGACATTATCTAGGTCCGTTAAACGCAGAAGGTAGTAAATACGAAACTCTTGTTACAGATTTAGATAGAGAAGGAGAAACACTTGAAGATTCTAAAAACAGGTTAGTAAAACTATTAGATGAGATGAGTGTTGGAATAATAGGTGTAGGTAAAACAGCTGGTTCAAAAATAGATTTACTTTCAGGTCTTATGGGTCCTAAATCTTTATTTGGAATAGGACAAACAAGATTTTTCAAGCATAAATCTGGAATGGATGTATTCTTCGATGCAGAGGCTGAAACTGCTAAATACGAACCAGAAACTCCTTATGTAAAAGGGTTAGCTCACGGTGGTAATGATGGTGTTTCTGAAGCTGAAAAAGGAAGCGAGGTAGACTTAAAACCTTTTACAAATGATAATGACACAAGTAGAGTTGCATACGCAAGAGAAGATGCAGATACTTATTGGTCAGATAAAGTAGAAAGCGAAGTTAATTTTCCTGGAAATGCTCATATGTTTGTTGACCCTAAAGGAGAAACAAATGGTATGTTCAATGTTATGGACTATACAACGCTAGGATTATATAGAGATACCAAAAAGAAGTTTAGAGATTTTAGACAAATAGACGGTGAATATGATGAAGAAAATGCTTATGATGGAGAAGGTAGAGAAAATATAGTTAAAAGATTGGGGTTAGTAGATTGGGGAGCATATTCACCAGGATATGGTGATGGTAGTGGTGAAGACATATATGATGAGTTTGAAGGTGAAGAAGCTGTAGATTATATAAAGGTTACAATATCCAACGAAGATGATTCAAATAAATGTTATTTACGTGCATATAATTTAGAAATAACAGACAAATTAAATCCTCAATATAGTACAGTTGCATATTCAGGTAATCCTGCCGAGTCACATATATTTGATAAAATAGGTAGAGCTTGGACTCTCAAGCTGACAATGGCTGCGTTTACATCTAATGAGTTATTAAATAACTATAAAAAATTAAATCAGTTAATGCAATTATCGTCACCTAAAATTATATCAGGATATGCTGGTGGACATATAACAAAATTAAATGTAGGCTCAATCTGGAAAGACATGCCAATTATTATAAAGAGTTTTGATTATCAAATAAATAATGACGCAGGTTGGGATATAGGTCATGGTAAAGAAGCAGGTTGGGATGATGGAACAGGTCATGCAGAAACAACTACAAAAGAATTACCTATGATGTGGGATATAAATTTAGGAGGTGAATTCTTAGTTAATGCTGATGGAAACTTATGGACAAACGAATCTAAATTTTTTCAAGATGAAATTCTAGGAGTTCAGGAGTAGAATATGAAGCGATACGAAGAAAATAAAAATAGAATTACAAAAAACTTTAATGATAAAACTAAAAGAGTTTTTAATACAATTATATATCCAAAGATAGAAAAAAGTGTAAATGATATTTATATTGAATCACGTCAAGGTGATAGGTTAGATAATTTAGCTTATCAGTATTATAGAGATACAACTTTGTGGTGGGTGTTAGCAGAAGCTAACCATATAGGTAAAGGTTCGATGTATGTTGATACCGGTATGAAAATTAGAATACCGCATCCTCAACATGTATTTGAAATTGTAAATAAGTTATATGAAATACAAAATGAAAGGTTATAGTTATGGCGATAAATCTATTTAACGGCTCAATACTATCAAAAAAAGTAAGGGAGATATTTGGCCAGAGGTCAAAAAACTCAGGAGCTCATCCGTGGATGCAAGAAAAGCGAGCTTGGATGCGGCTACACTCAAACTCTTCAAAAGGAATGACAATATCAGGTGAGTCTTCAACATGGAATCAAGCTGGTATGTATAAAGAAGATTCTACAGGTCGGATAACTGCAGCACCAACAATCGAAAGTATAAGCATTAAAACTACTGGTACAGCAGGCTCTATGAGAAAAGCAGACGTAAAATTTAAGGTATATTCATATGACCAGTTAAAGCAAGTACAGACTGCATTTTTTATTCCAGGGATGTCTGCTATTATAACCTGGGGTTGGAATATGAAAAGCGATGGCTCCCCTATAAATCCTTCTGCAGGCGTAGATAGTGAAAGCTCTCTTAGAGGTATTACAAAAAAAATTAAAAAATGGGTTGAAAGAAATGATGGTAATTGCGATGGTATGGGAGGTTTGATATCAGACTTTGGTTGGTCAAAAGCTACAGGAGGAGGAGCTGATTCTGGAGGATTCGATTGTAGTATTACATTAGAATCACCTGCAAAAACATATATGACAGGACCTGTTAATATACCTACATGTAAAGCATGTGGCTGTCCAGCTCAAGGAGAAGACGGTGGAGCAAAGGCTGCAGGAGGCTGGGTAAAACAAGCACTCAAGGACCAAGCAGAATCTGAGATGAGTGTCGAAGGAGGTGAAGGCTCTCAATGGACAGCTCCAAATGGAGCGGTGATGGGATTCTCAATTAAGTTTGACCAAGAATATCAAGAAGAGCCGGAGGCATAATATGGGAATATCATTAAAAAAAGTTGGAAATTCTCTTTGTCTTACTGTATCATTCTATATAGATGTTGGAGTATGGTCTGGTACAATTTCACTTTCTCGAAAATGTTTAGATTTAAGTTGGTTATTTAAGGCAGTTGATTGGGCAAAAGAACAATACAATAAAATTAAAAATTGGGTAGATGAACAAATAGCAAAGCTTATGGCATTTTTAGGCTTTCCAACATTAAACTTTTTTGTAACATGGGACTGGTTCGAAACAATATGTGTTACAGATGGACTTTCTACTGTAGGTAAAGATTATGAGGCAGGTGCACTAGAAGCTTCAGGTCTTCAGTCAGATGACAGGTTTAGTAAAAATGTGTGGAGATTAGACAGTACAGGTGTCAAACTAGGATATCCTGATGGTGATTTATTTGCGTCAACAAATCCTTGGGTGTGTATGTTACCTGGGATGTCACATTGGGATGTAGCAGTATCTTTAGGTGAGCTGGAAGATGCAGAAGATGCAGGTATCAAAGCTACATCAGGATTCGATTCGCTACCAAAATGGAATGGTGATATAAAACAAATATTATTAAATACAGGATATATATGGGAAGTATATCTTCAATCAGAAACAATCAACGATTTTGTAATGAAAGTTGCAGAAGGAGTTAATGATGCATGTGGTGGATTCTGGGACCTTAAACTTGTTGAAGACCCGTTAGACCCATCAAGGTTAATGGTTGTAGATATGAAAGCTGTTAACTCTCAAAAACAAATACCTGTTTTAGATTTAGGTACAGTATCAGGAGACTATGCCGCTGGCTTTGACGATGGAATGCACGGCAGGTCCGTTGCAAGAGAATGGGGTATGACATCTGATATTGATGATTCTATAAAACACTCTATAATGATGGGTTCTAATGCAGGTTCTGACACTGCGCAAAACACAAGCGAGCCAACAAAGGTATGGTCAGTATATGGTCAGAAAGTTACAGATAGAATGTATAAAGGATTAAGTTGCAATCCTGATTGTGCAGAAGAATCAAAGCGAGATAAAAATACAGACTGCTCAAATTCAGAAGGTGAAAAATCAGATTCAACAATAGAAGAAGATTTAGGTAAAGCTATGGAAGAGTTAGCTGATGATATTACAGATGAATCTATAGATACAGCAACATCTGCAATGAAGACATATTATTCAGGTAAAAACGAACAGTCAACTGCAGTATCAGATAAAGATGTTGTAATACCTATAGGTTTTGATGCTACATTTGACGGAATAGGAATGCTTTATTGGGGAGAGTCATTTGCAGTAAAGCAGATTGTCGATAATTCTTTACTACCTAAAGGCCATAGATTTATGATAACTGATATTGGCCACGAGATAAATAGAACTGATTGGACAACTAAAATTCAAACACGAATGGTTCTACCTCAAGAAGGAGCTTCACCAAGATATACAGGCGGTGGTTCTTCTGGTGGAGGTGGCAATACTCAAAGTCAATCATCTACAGGTGGTAAAACAAAAACATCTAAAAACCCTGCAATTAGACAGCCTGTTGCAAATGAATTAAGAAAATGTATGGATGATTTAGGTTCTAATATTTATGAAAAAGGAGTTGAAATAGATAATGGTGGAGATATTACAGAATGCTTAAGAGACTATGCTTGTTCATTCTTTACATATATTGCCAAGAACTATCCTAACCTTAAAATAAAAGTGACAGGAGCAAACGACGCTTTCCACCATACTTTAGCTTATAAAAGTTCACACACTTCAGGTGATGGTTTAGATTTTGTTGTAACACCATATAGCAATGACAATCTTGATATTGTTGTAAAAGCACTAGGAGGTTTTCATAAAGCAGCTCCAAGTAAATATCACTGGATAGATGAATATAGAAAACCAACTGCTAAAGCAACTGGTAAACACATGCATATGAGATGTGGAGTGGATACAAAATCAGAGAATAGCTTAGGACACGGTAAAAAAGCAATAGCAGACGCATCTGTACCTAAATTAACAGTAACACCTTATGTTGCATAGGAGAATTAAATGTTAGTATTTAAGGAAAAACATATAACATACGATTGGATAAACGATGATTCATTAGTATTTGTCAAAGGTGATATGAAAGGGCAAATATATAATGGCCCAATAATGTTATATTTCAACAAGATATACGCTGGCACAAAAATGACAAAAGAAGTCGCAAAGTGGAATGCTTTACAGCCTGCTGATGCAGGTGGAGATGCTGAGTATGATTTACTAAAACCTAAGTATGCCGATAAATTTAATTTTCCAGTCGATAATCCTACAGACCCTACACCAAAAGAAATAAAAGAAGGTAAATATAAAAAATACTTTGTAGAATATTGTGGAGATATATGCGAGGTTAATAAATGGGACTATAAATATTTTAAGAAAAATTCTACTCCATATCACAAAGCGATAAAAAAGGTAGAGCTAGAATTAGGGCTAAGTGTTTATGACATAGATAAAAATCTTGCAGCAATTGCAGAAGGCCGCAAAGAAATAAAAGACTTAGATACGAGAATATCACCAACAGCTTATATGCAGACAATTGAAAACCTAAATACAAAAGGCGGCGAATTAGAATATGACGATGGAGCAGAGTATGTAGGTGATTATCATATACACCCTGAAGGAGGCCCTATGGTTGGACCATATCATACAGACGTATATCACCATAGATTATATTGGACTCGAAAAATAAGATATGTGCCTAAAGATTTAGTACCATAAGTTTTATTATTTCACAATTTTTTGTTATATTATATACATGTTAAATGAAACCAAAGAACTTCTTAAAACAAAGCACTATTTATATCACAACAAACAGATAGAAGAAAGTGCAATTGAACTTCCCATAAACAAGTTCTATAAAAGGCTATATGGCGATAGATATAACATCTATGATATTATACCTCAATGCAAACAAGAAGAAGAAATAGAGTATCTACACTCTCTCTCGCATGCTTTAGAGGGAGTGCCTGATAAGGATATTTCAGACTACAATGAAAATATAGTGGCTACCTTTAGAAAAATTGAAAAAAATGGTTTATATACAAATGATGGTATGGAATATACGAAATATAATGTATATACAACAACAGGAAGGCCAGCCAATTCAAATAATGGTATAAATTATGCAGCACTAAACAAAGAAGATGGTACACGTAAAAAATATATAAGTAGGTTTTCAGGTGGTTATTTGGCAGAATTTGACTATGACGCATATCATTTAAGACTAATAGCTTCATTGATAGATATTGAACAGCCAGAAGGTAGTTTTCATAAATACTTAGGTAAACTATATTTTGATTCTGAAACTCTTACAAAAGAACAATATAATGAATCTAAAAAAATAAGCTTTCAAATACTTTATGGTGGTATACCAAAAGAGTTTTTAAGAATTGAATATTTCAATAAAATTTCATCATACATTTCTGAGCTATGGGATATTTATAATAGAAAAGGTTATATAAAAACACCAATATTAAATAGAAGGTTATATAAAAGGAATCTAAATAATATGAATCCTCAGAAATTATTTAATTATTTAATACAAGCTTATGAAACAGAGATGAACTGTAAAGCAATTAAAAATATTTTTGAGTTATTAGAAAACCATTCTAGTAAAATGATACTATATGTATACGATGCTTTTATATTTGATATAGCTCCAGAAGAAAAAGAGCTATTGAATAAAATTAAAGATTTAATGTCATTCCCTTCTAATCTTAAAGTTGGTAGAGACTATCATACTATGAGGTCTTTGGACCTCTAATTTGATATTTATATAGATAGGAGAATACTGTGAATATAAACCATTTATTAAAAGATTGGGCTTGGAGAGTTAACGATGGTATGCCTGACCCGAAAAATAGAAATCATCTTGAATTACTTGAGGCAACTCTTAGAGCACATAAGTATAATGATGAGTTTATATCTGCATATATTGATAGTATAAAAAATCCAAATAAAGATATCAAAAAATTTCAAGAATTCTGTGTTGAGGTTGGAAAAATTATTAGTGACGAAAGTATACTAGCAGAATCTTCTGTATGGGAAAAACCTGTAGGAACAGAACAGTTGGCTGGAAAACAAACATTCAATATATGGAAGGATGCACCAAAAGGACCATATACAGTTGTTGCAAAAACAGCAGATGCTATTGATGTCGACTTATCACCAGACGAATCAAATCCTAAAATTGCATATATTAGTGCCGGAGGTAAAACATATAAGATAAGTGGTGCAAAAACAAAGATGTCAAAGCTTTTTAAGAATGCTACATCAAAATCTTCACCATTTAAGATATCTTGGAAAGAAAATGAACTAGAATCGGCTGCTTGCACAGGATTATATTTTGACCCTACATCTTACTACTCAAAAATAATGACACCGAATGCTCAACAATCAGATGTTGAAGCTGCAATCAGTGCTTTCAAGTCCGCTTTAGGTAAATCAAATGAATATGCAGGAGCTTCTGGACTAAGTGGTATAGAAGGTATACCTGATGTATTACGTGCTTTAGAATTAGCAAACGGCGTACACGCATTTGCAGCTGCACATGGTTGTAAAGGTTGGAATTTTATACACTCAAGTATAGGTAATTATTATAAAGCTGGATATCAAAATAAAAATCTAGATACTTCAGGCTTTAAGGACAATACAGCAGACACTGTTATAGTTAAAGGAGACCCTCAAGCTCTTATTACAGCAATGAAAAGTGAAAAAGTAGAATTCGATAGTTCAGGAAAATGTAAAACAGAATCAGGTATTGAATTTTTTCAAATAAGTAATAAACTTAAAAAAGGTGGAGCTCAACTAGGCAGAATTCAATCAGCATTTGCGGATATGTATGGATTAAAGGAACCTATGGATACGTGGAAGGTTTATCTACAAAAAGAAATTACAGAGCATGGCGATAAAGGATTTTTATTAAATGAAGGTCTTGCACAGTACTTTAAGCAAGGGTTAAAATATATTAAGGATAAGTTTACAACCTTGTTAGATAAGGCAAAAAACAAGATTGCTAAATTCTCATCCTCAGTTATGAAAAAACTTACGTTTAGTATGAAGAAACCTTCACCATCACTTGAATCATTTATGAAGAAGGAATTTAATAGAGCGCCTATGGTGTTAAAGGAAGCTAAAAAACCTAAATATAGTTATGGCGCGTATGCTGAGATGGTTGCAAAAGCTGCCATGAATAATGACAAGTCATATTCTAATAACTTACTAAATAAGGCTCAGCAACAATGGAGTATTTTAGAAAAACTATTAAACATTCCAGATGACGGAATATATCCTACAAAAATATCATCAGGTCCTGAAAATTATACAATAAAAGATATAAAAGCTGGTGCAAATTATATAATAAAGCTTATGATTAACTTCACTGCTTATGAACACTTAACAAAAATGCTAGCAAGCTCTAAAGGTGAAATAAAAAATGTCACAAAAGTATTAGAAGAATTCGTAGAATTGGAAAAGGAAATGTATTTTGGAAAAACAGACTTGCCAATGTTCAAAGTATACGGAGCAGATATGAAGTCGACAGCTTGGGAATATCTAAAGAGTGGAAAAGAATTCAGAGAAGATAGACTTAAAGCTATGAATATGACCGATGCGGTCAAGGATGGAAAATCTGTACCTGGTGTAATTGTAGAATCAAGCGTCCAAAAAGGTAAAGGTTATACTGCTGTAAAAATGTGGATTCTGCATTCTATAACAGAAAAAGGAACAAAGTATACACAAGTAGATTTAAGGTCGGGAAGTAGAGATACGTTTTCATTCTCAGTATCAGGAGGTAGTATAATGGATGGCTCAAAAGTATTAGGAAAGATATAATGAAAACTCAATTACTATGCACATTTACAAAGACAAAGCTGTTAACGAAAACAGTAGATAGAATCATACAGGCTTATGATATATTATATAATAAAATATTTGTATTAAATAATGAAGAAAACAGTAATGAATTGATGTGTACATATAATATTGATGCTTCAATAAAAACAGAAATACTTCCAGATACAATATCACTACACAGAAAAAAGCAGACAAATACTTTGTATACTATAAACGCACTTAATGAATGTATTAAAATAGTTAATAATGGTGTATTAGATACATCGTATCAATTAGATTGGGAAAATTATAGAAATAGTATATTGGTTACAAACGACGAAGGTTTACGAAGAATCGACACATCTATAAAAGAAGTCGTACATATAAAAATTAAAAAATAATTGCTGAAAAATTTTTATATCTCGGAAATTTTGCGTATATTTATATATAAATAAAAATTACTTAATAACAAAAGCGCAATAACGAATGAAACAATTGACACTAGCGATAGTATTATTTTTCGCAGGCCAGACACTAATATGGCTACAGACCAATGGACAATTTCTTTGGAAATGGTTTGACAGAAATCCACTAATTTTATCTATATCATTTGGAACGATAATTTCGTATATGTTTATACTTGCGACAAAACATGTTGTAGGTCACTTTGATGGATTATTGTGGCCAGGAAGATTTATAGGATTTGGTACAGGTATGATATCATTTGTATTATTAACTTGGTTTTTTATGGGTGAAGGCATAACTACAAAAACTGCAATATCACTTGTATTAGCAACAACTTTGGTATGTATACAAATTTTTTGGAAATAATTTCTCTATGTCAAATAAATTTATTATATTATAGAATATGGCAAAACAATTAGGATACGCATGTATTAACATGCAATTACGCAAACAAGGTATTTATACAGGTCGCTCAATGATTAGGCGTACATTCGATACTAAAGGTCTAGACTATGTATCGGAATTGTGTATAGCAAATACCAAAGACTTAATAAAAATCATACAGTGGAATGAGGATAATAACATCAAAGTTTTTCGTATGTCTAGCGAAATATACCCTTGGATGTCCGAATATGAATTTACAGATTTACCAGGTTATGACGAATTATGTATACTTCTAAAACAAGCAGGTGACCTTGCTCAAGGTTATGGTCAGCGTCTATCATTTCACCCAGGTCAGTTTACGGTACTTGCGTCACCTACACAAAAAACAGTCGAAGGTGCTTGGAACGAACTTGACAAATCTGCACAAATTATGGACCTTATGGGTTTACCACGTACACGTATGGCAAAAATCAATATTCATGTTGGCGGTGCTTATGGAAACAAGGAAACTGCTCTTATTAGGTTTTGCAAAAATTTCGATAAATTATCAGAATCAGCAAAATCTAGGCTAACAGTGGAAAACGACGACAAAGCATCAATGTATTCTGTATTGGATTTATATAACGGTGTATACCAAAACACAGGTATACCTATTGTATTCGACTACCACCACCATAAATTTTGTACCGGTGGTCTTACTGAGGAAGAAGCACTAAAGCTTGCTGCTTCAACATGGAATGTAAAACCTTGTACTCATTATTCCGAATCACGTAGGCGTGAACAATCATTGATTGTAGAAACATTTCTTAAAAACAGCAATATAACATTAAACGAAATTAGCAATTTTCCTACTATGGAAAAAATGTATAAGGAATGCCAAAAAATTAAAGTACAGGCACACTCGGATTTAATTGTAGACGAAATCAACGACTATGGTTTGGATATCGATGTTGTTGTCGAGGCCAAACACAAGGAATTGGCAATTGAAGGCTACAGAAAAAAATATAAAAAAAAATTAACAAAAGTTTTTTAGATTAAGAAAGTTTTGTTATATTATAGTAATAATTAAAAAATAGGAGAAAACGATGGCAGTATCAATTCAAGAATTGCAATCAATTTTGGAAAACATACAAACTGATGTAGACAAATTCAATAATGGAAATATGTCAGCTGGTACCAGAATTAGAAAAGCAATGCAAGAAATTAAAGGTAAAGCGCAAGACCTAAGAAAAGATGTGCAAGAAATTAAAAATAATAAATAATAATTAAAGGAGAAAACGATGGCAATAGATTTAGATGCAATCAGACGTAAGTTAAATAACTTACAAACACAAACAGGTAGACAAGATACTTTATGGAAGCCTGAACCAGGTAAGCAACAAATTAGAATTGTTCCTTATCAATTTAATAAAGACAATCCATTTCAGGAATTGTACTTTCACTACGACTTAGGAAAGAAAAATTATCTTTCACCTGTCACTTATGGTGATGCAGACCCTGTAGAGGAATTTGCTCAAAAACTTAGAGCTACTGGAAAATCTGATGATTTTCAATTAGCTAAAAAACTTACACCTAAGATGAGAGTTTATGTACCTGTATTAGTTAGAGGTAAAGAATCTGAAGGTGTAAAGCTATGGGGGTTTGGTAAGCAGGTTTATACAGAATTATTAGGATTCATTGCTGACCCTGACTACGGTGATATCACAGATGTAAAATCAGGTAGAGATGTTTCTGTAGAATTTACTCCAGCTGAAGGAGCAGGACAGTTTCCTAAAACTTCAATTAGAGTAAAGCCTAACCAAACAGCAGCTACAGAAGATTCTAATGTTGCAGAAAAAATCATCAATGGTCAAAAAGATATTTTTGAAATTTTCAGAAAAAATTCTTACGATGACTTAAAAGCTGTATTGACAGAATGGCTAGACCCTGAAAACTCTACAGAAGAGAATAAGGAAGCTCCAACAGCTACAACTACAGGTGTGAAATCAACTGAAAATATCGAATCTGCATTTGATGATTTATTTAACGAGTAAGGAGAAAATTTATGGCAAAGGCAAAGAAAACAAATAGAGATGAATTAGCCAGTGTATTAGCTGACTCATTAAACAAACAGTTTAAGGGAATGAAAGTAGCATACTTTCTTGATGGTGCAGAAGATACACCTACAGACCTGACTGAATGGATAAGTACAGGTTCATCTATTCTTGACCTTGCTATTTCTAATAGGCCAAATGGTGGTTTACCTGTAGGTCGAATTACAGAAATTACTGGAATGGAGGCTTCTGGTAAATCACTATTAGCTGCTCACTTACTTGCCAACACTCAGAAAAAAGGAGGTTTGGCTGTATACATCGATACAGAAAATGCTATGAATGAAGAGTTTTTAAGAGCTATTGGTATTGATATCTCTAAATTACTTTATATCCAACTTGAAACTGTAGAAGATATTTTTGAAGTAATAGAAAATATTATTCTTAAAATTAAAGAAAGTGATAAAGATAGACTTGTATCAATTGCAGTGGATTCTGTTGCGGCAGCAACCACAAAAGTTGAGCAGGCTCAGGATTATGACAAAGAAGGTTGGGCAACATCAAAAGCAATTGTATTATCAAAAGGTATGAGAAAAATTACTCAGCTAATTGGTAGAGAGCGAGTGGCTTTAATTTTTACAAATCAATTAAGACAGAAGCTTGGAGTTATGTTTGGTGACCCTTGGACAACAAGTGGTGGAAAAGCAATACAATTTCACGCATCATGTAGATTAAGATTAAAAGCAGCTGGTCAAATTAAAGCGAAAATTGCAGGTAAAGAACAAACAATAGGTATTAAAACAAAAGCAGTAGTAGTAAAAAATAGAATGGGTCCACCATTACGTACAGCTGAATTCAACATTTATTTCGAGTCAGGAATTGATGATACAGGAAGTTGGTTACAAGTAATGAAGGATTATAATTTATTGAAACAAGGTGGCTCTTGGTATACTTATAGTTGTGATGTTACAGGTGAAGACATTAAGTTTTTATCTAAGGATTTTGAAACTAAAGTACTTTCAAATCCTGAAAGAAAAGAAAGTATATATAACAAAATTTGTGAAACAATGGTTATGTCATATAAAACTGATGATATTGGAATTGATGATATCGAAATTGGGGAAGATGACGTACCAGTAGGATAATAATAATCAAACGCGTGGTGGAATGAACAATGGCAGGACATATAAAATCCTAAAGTTGTTCTCGGAAGACACCTTCCTAAGGGAAGTAAAATGAGGCAGTAGCGCTGACCCAATGTCCTTAAAGAGTACGAGGACATATAAGGCTTTTTTTAAGTTTTTAGCCTCACAATTGGTACTTGAAAAACTGTTGGTTCGAATCCAACCGCTGATTATTATTTTTTATTAAAAGGAGAATAAAATGAATGATTTAATTATTAAAGCAATTATAGCAAAAGCAGATGCACAAGAGGCTGAAGCAAAAGCAAACTTGGCAAATTACATGTCAAATTCTGTAGGTGTTGGAGAGCATCCTGGCATAGTTGAAGAGTGCACTAAATTAGTAAAACAAATAGCTGAAGCAAGAGAATTAAGAGAAACAGCGGAATCATATAGATTTGATTATATTGATAAAGAGTAATATGAAAAAGATTTTATTAGTACTATTAGTTTCGCTTGGACTGCAAACACAAGCTCAACAGGCAGCACCATATTTTTGTTGCGATTCAATAACATATTGGATAGACCAAAGTCAAGGATTTAATATAGGACTTGATACATCAAATATAGTACACAATCC